CTGCCAAGACCACGCACGGCGACAGAGACGGCTTCAAAGCCAAGAACTGCAAGGCCAGCAACGGGATGCCCGCTAATAGTCAAACCGATTCCGATAAGCGTCATGACCAAATCGCCCAAATCGAGGTCAAGGTCTTTGACGACTTTTTGAATTGTCTCGAATGCAGTAGAGATTTTCCCCTGCCATTCCTCAGGAATCAAATTCCAAATCGCTTGACCGAGATTAGAAAGAGCTTCTTTTAGCCATTTGATAGACTCGCCAAGTTTCCCATCAGTCAAAGAAATATTCCAGCCTTGCGTAAACCCAAGACCCGCAAGGTAAATCAAATCTTTGATACGGACTAAACCTTGCCGGAAATTTTCGCTGTTTTGATAAAGCTGAACAAATCGGCCAACGATAAGAGCCACCGTTCCGGCTACCAAAAGTAGCTCTGGATTAAGACCACCAACGATTTTGCCGAGCTTGTACGCCCAATCATGAGTGTCTTTTAACGCAGTAAGAAGCGCATTCCCGATAGTCCATGCGGCAAAACCAGCGCCGATAGCAGCAACAATAGGAGCAAGTTTGCGAAGTTTTTCCTTGATTTCATCCACAGCATTGCCGACATAGTTCTTGAACATATCGTAGCCAGACAGGTCTACATCGCCCAAGATGTTGCCAGCAGATGCGCCGCTGCCAGAGCCAGAGCTTCCCTGTGTGGGGTCAATGATGTTCAGTTCATCAAAGCCCATCGTGTAGTCCTTGAGGGCTTTGGCGGCTTTCTTTGTCGAATCGGTTGTTTCGTCCATTGCGTCACCGATGCCGCCAACACTGTCAGCACTTTTGGCAAAGTCAGTGAGCACGACTTTTACGCCCATCAGCTTTGCCACCCACTGAACGAACTCCCGGATAAGTTCAACTGCCGCAATCAGAGGAGGGAGAATGGATTTCATGGCAGGGTAAAGCAAAGAACCAACATCTCGCGCAAGACCAGACAACTGTGCTTTCAGAATGCGAATCATATTCGCAGGGCTGGAGAGCGTTCGAGCAAAATCGCCCTGTGCATCGGTGGTCTGCTTCAAAATTGCAATGTATCTCAAGGTAGCTTTATCTGCCTGAGAAAGCGTGGAAACCTGTTTATTAAAGCCAAGCGCAAGAAGTTCTTGCTGAAGTCTCGCTTGAGAAATATCAACGCCAAGCTGAAGCATTGGCTCAAGTTCGCCAGCCATAGCCGAACGAATCTTCGTAAACGCTTGCGAAATAGGAATATTTTTCAGCGAAGAAAGGTCATAGCCTAACTGGGTAAGGCTTTTAGCCAAAGTATATGCTTGCTCTTTTGCAAGTCCGAAACTCTTTGTCATGCTATAAATGTTCGCCATAGCGTTCATGGCTTCTGACGGGTCGATTCCAAGCAATTGTTCCATCTTGTCAATGAAACCGCTTGCTTCGTTTGTCATGTCACCCATCGATACGCCAAACATATTAGCCGCTTCGTAGAAGTCATTGAACTTTGCAACAGCGTTGCCAAGATAATCAGCAATTGCTTTCAACGAAACCAACTTTGCCATGTTTCGCATAAAGCCGTTCATCTGATTGGACAGACTGAGATAGCTCTTACGCTGCTTTTCGTTGGCTGCGGTCACGCGGTTTGCCTGTGTGACCACTTTGCTCAACTGCGGAGGGAGCTTTGCAAAAGCATTGCCCACCTTGTCGAGCTGAGATGCAAGGGGAGTAAGGGCGACGGAAATCTTCTGGCAAGAACTTGCAAAAGAATCGAGGTCGGTGGCTTTCAGCTTATCGGTTAGGTCAGGAACCTTCCCAATCGCATTGAAAGCGCTACCAAGAGCTTTAAGGTTCGATGCGTCCAGAATGGACAGCGGAGCCAAAGCGTTAGTGAGCTGAGTAATGCTTCCAGACATGGAGTAAAAATCCACGCCGTTTAAGCCAGACACAGCCGCAGGAATCTTTTTGATTGCATTCACGACCGTGTTGATGCTCTTTGCGCTTGCGGTCGTGTTGACGTTGGAAAGTCCATTCAGAAAGCTGGTAATTTTGTCCAGCCCAGACATTCCAGCGGATGCCTGTTTCAGCGTTGCAATAGAAGTAGCCAGTTTGTCAAGGCTGTTCACAACCTTTGTGACGTTGCCCTTTGTCCGCAAATTAGAAATGGCGGTAGCGAGCTTGTCGATATTAAGCTCTGCGCCCTGCGATTCCGCAGAAATTTCTACGGATAAGCTCGTAATATCAACATCAGCCATCACTACCACCATCACTTTCCATCATGGAGAACATCATTCTCTTGATTCGCTCCTGCGCCTCAACTGCGCGTTGGTATTCATACTCGTCTTTCTCCTTTTGAGTAAGGGGAATCGGTCTATCCATGTACTTGATGGGTTTAGACCCTTTCTTTCGGAACATATTGCCAACCGTAGAGGAAAGCGCAGATGCCATGTAAAAACCATTTCTCCACGCTTCTGCATTGGCTCTGCGTTCTCGCAACTCCTCTGCATCACGGTATACCTTAGCCAGCCAAACATCGCCGTGCCAGAACTGCTCGTAGGTCATACCGATGGAGATGTAATAGGCTTCTACATCGTGGAACAACTTAGAGAAGGAAAACGGTTCTCCCTCTCCGTCTGATTCTTGAGATTGTGCGGTTACACAATCTCCCACGTTGCGTTTTTTGCGGTCTTGTCCTCAGTGTCAGTCGCCAGCAGAGACTTAGAAGCATCCATGAACATCTCAAGCAAAATGCCCATCAGTTCTTCCTTCTCCTCGGTATGCTGGAACATCTCGTCAACGTCCTTGCGCTTGATGCCCTTGTTCCGTGCAATGAAAGCGCCGTAGAACAGAGCACGGGAGTTGGACAGCAGATTGATCATCTGGGTGTACTGACCAATCTGAAAACCTGCACGTTCGGCGGCTTCCACGCTGTCACGGGTGAAAGTTAGTTCATAAGTGTTCTTGCCATCGGGGGAATGATAATTGATAACCTTTGCAGCCATAATAAATGCTCTCCTTTATAAATAGGGGCAGAACCAAATCCAATGTTCAGTTCTGCCCGGTTTGATTGATTCGATTTTTGCGGTTTAGCCGCCGTTGATGGTCAGCGCCTTAACGAACTTCGGCTTGGTGTGGAAAATGCAGTTGATGGTCATTTCCACAACCTCATCCACGCCAAAGCCGGACAGACCAACCTGATGCATACCCTGCCAAGTGAATCCGGAGCCGTCCTGCATCTTAATTGCATAGTACTTGTCGGGGTTCTCTTCGGCAGATTCATCGTAGCCAGCTTTCTGAACCGATTCGTAATCTTCCTTGTTGTAGTTTGCGGTAAACGCCTTAATATCGGACTGGTTAATACCAAAAATCTGCTTCTGCATCGGATCAGACAGGGTGGTGGCATCCAGAAGGTTCGGATCGGAAATCATATCCGGGACATCCTTGATGTCACACAACTTCGTCAATGCAGACTCGGTAGCACCACAATACAGGGTGGTATTCAGACCGGAGATAGCAGTACTCATAGAATGTTTACCTCCTTAGTTTCGGTAAATCATTCCGTCCTCTCCGATTGTTGCCCCATAGCTGCAATCAATCCGATAGACGGAATTGTTGTACAGCCCATTCAACGGGGCAAACGATTTGCGATAGAACTTTTTGGGTTCGAGAACAGAATCCACGATTCCAACAATAAAGCGTGCTTCTGCACTGCGCCCGGGGTTCTTGTTAGAGTAGACACGCACACGCAGGGAAACGGCGGCGTACTTGCTGTGATCGGCAGAATCAAGATGCACAGGCAAATTGTTATTTTCCTCTATCTGCACACACGGAAACCTCTTAACAGGGCTGTCACTAATTTCGCTAGTAACGAAGATACCGGGAACTTGCTTTCGCAGTTCCTTAGCAACAGCCGTGTAGATGGAATTGAAATAATCAATCAACTATTCCAAACCTCCCTCCACGTTGCTTCAACTTGAGAAGCCATTTCTTCAACAGCTCCCCACATAGCCATAGCTGGTTCGTTACCGCTGGTGTAATTCAACCGTCCCTTGACGGGAACGGTATCCACATAGGTTCCGGCATTACCGGGGTCACCGTAGTAGTACCAACGTCTGCCAGCACCTTTGCCTTGACCATAGGAGCCATGCGCACCAACACCGGGCGGCAGTTCGCCGCCATATCCGTTGTGATGCGCACCGGTACCAAACTCGATAAAGGCGACTGACTTGCCCTCTGCAATGATGGTGCAAATGTTTCCGTTCTGCTCAACACGACAAGAGACATCGTTGCTACCGGCATATTCTGCATTTGCAAAGCGAACTTTCGCTACATCAAGCCCTTTGTCAGCCAACGACTTTACAAACTCTTGCGCCTTTTTGTTCAGGGCGGTCTTGTACTCCTGTATCTGACGTTCCGCATCACGAAGTCCGGCATCGCTCAGCCTCACTTTAATTTTCACTTGCAGCCACCTCTTTCAGCGCATACAGCGTGTCTGTAATATGCTCTGCGACCTTGACCACAGTGTAATTGAAGGGCTTTGAAACGTCCGTTTGAAACCAGACGTGTGTACCTTCGTAAAGCGGTGTGTTGCGCTTTTTGCTCGACGAACTGACAACGTAGCTGTAATCCGTGAACGCTCCAAAAGGGTTTGCTTCCGCAGAACCAGTAGGCGGGCTGACATTCAGCATCAGCTTTGCGGGGTCGCTCCACGATTCGTATGCGGATTCGCCAGTCTCATTTCCCCACTCGTCCACAACAGGCGTTTTCTCGCCGATAGGGTTTGAATACCAAAGCGGGCGCTTGTCCAGAGGGATTCCATTGAACATCAGCCGATAACACCTACTCTCGGAACTACTTCGTTCAGCAGGGACTGCGCTACATCGGACGATTCCCACACACGAGTAATGCCATTATTGGTATAGCTCGTCTGTCCGTTTGCGCCGATGTGGTTGTACAGTTCCGCTGCAATGCGTATCTGCAACGACTGATACTGCAAAGGCAGCTCGTCCGGTCTGTTGCCGAAGGGGTAGCCCTGTGCAAATATCTTGTCTTTGGCGAAATCAAGCAGCAGGTCGAAGAGTGGGTAGTCCTCGTCCGTGACTTCACGGTCAAGTGCTGGGGCAATGTACTGCCCCAGCTTGACTGCCGCTTCAGAATACTGATCTCCCATGCTGCTTTCCTCCTTTCGCCTTAGTAAGCCTTGATGCAGTACACAGCGTCCATGCGCTCAAAGGACGGCAGGACGATTTCAGAAGCATAGACGTTGGCGTTGACCGGGTGAACGGTCAGTTCGGTGGTGATGGCAACGCCGGTGTTCACAATGGACACAGATGCACCAGACTGGCCAGACAGCAGGTCGGCTTCCTCAGGAGTAGTGCCGTACCAGACATTGCCCAGCGCGCCAGCAGGGGTGATAACCACCATGCCGTCAGGCAGATACTTCTCGCTTGCACTGTACTGGTCTGCCTTGAACATCTTGTCGTACAGATGGATGGTCAGACCGGTTGCAGATTCGATAATCTGCCGTGCTTCAGCGTCCAGCAGAACGGCGTTCGCCTTTGCGGTGACGGTCATGAACCGGTTCTTCACCTCATCCGCAGCAATCATGTTGCGGAAGGTAGCGGTGTTCATGTACACCTCAGTCACAACATCGCCCACGCTTGCCAGAACAGCATCCTTTGCAGCGTTCAGGTCAGCAATGGGAGTGGCAGTTGCGGCAGACCATTTGGACTTGGCAACACCACTGATATCCTTGAAGTTGGTAGACTTCCAACCGCCGTCCGGGTCGTAATTGTAGGTGTAGTTCACGCCGTTTGCCTTGATGGTAATGCCAGGAGCGCCATTGGCGGGAGCCAGCAGCTGCCAGATCATGCGCTCAGGAACGATACGTGCGCCAGTGATAAGCTGTACGGTGTCATCGTACAGACGGTTCATCACGTCACGGGCATAGGGGTCGTTGCTGTCCAGAACACGCAGGATTTCCTGACGGTCTTTCTCGCCCAGATGGTAGCCCTCACGGAAGAACGGCATCTCGGTCTCATCAAACTTGAAGCCCTTACGGGTGCGGAACGTAGCCTTTGCGTCAAATGCGCTGGGCATCAGAGACACGCCCACGCCCTTGTGACCGCGCAGCCACTTCAGGTCAAGACCGGCCTTCTTCTTAGCGGGGAACAGTGCATCAGATGCAAAGGGCATCGCATTTGTGGGGTCATTCGTCCAATAGGCGGCAATTGCAGCCGGGGCAAAGACTTCCTTAAGATTCAGTGCCATGTTGTTTTACCTCCTATTAAGCGTTCACGCTGATGTTGTCACGGCAGAAGATGCCGGGAACGGCAGTCTTAAGTGCCTTGATCGCGTCAGCGTCATAGGTGAAGCTGGAACTTGCTGCCGCCTTTTTGGTGTCGATAACACCGCGAATCAGCAGGGAAGCATTGGGGTTCTCTGCCGGGTCAACGTCATACAGCAGAATACCGTCAGCGTTGATGGCCTTTGCACCAGTATCGCCGGTAACGGTAGCTTTCTTGCCAGCCAGCGTCATGGGGTAGCCAGCCTTAACCGCAGCATCTTCGGTCACGGTAAAGGGAATGGCAGTGTAGTCATTGGAAGCAAGGATGGTATCGTTGATTCCGTTGACCGTGTTTCGGGTAAACTTCATGTTTTCCTCCTTGTTAATGAAAAGCACTCATTGCGTCACTCGATGCCTTAGAAGTATTTGCGTTCTGCTGTGCAAGGCTCTTAGCAAACGCCACACCTTCGCTGTCAGAGCCGCCCTTGCCATCCGCACCCGGAGGTGTAGGCATACCCTTCAGCAAGGAAGCCTTATATGCGGTGTCATGGGCGGTCATAAACTCCGACTGGAACTTAAACACCTTGTCCATGTCACCATCAGCTAGTGCAGACGCAGCCTTGCTAGCCAGTTCAGCGTCATAACCTTGTGCAACGAACTTCTCACGGTAAGATGCAAGGGTCTTTTCCTTGACAAGGTTCTCTTTGTCGGCAGCCAGGGCTTCAATCTGCTTCTGCATCTCTGCCAGCTTGTCAGCCTGTTCCTGTGCGGCATTCTCGTCATCGGTGCGCTTTGCTTTGAGCTGCTTCTTATACTCGGCAGCTTCGCCGTTGGCTTTCGTCACGGCGTTGCGCAGCTTCTCCACCTCTGCGCTAGGGTCTGCAACCTTTTCAAGCGCAGAAATGATTTCATCGGCGGTCATGCCCTCTTTGTAGGCATCACCAAGCAACACATTGAGTTTCATATCGTTAATTTCCTCCTGCGTTTTTTTACCGTTGCTTCCCTGCAACGCTGCGAAATTTGTATCCCGGCTTCCCTGCCGAAATATATCAGCCCGCTAATGCGGATTGATTTTTAGTCGATTAGTTCCCCTGCGCCGTTGTAAACCAGTTCTTCTTTCGCAACATCAGGAGCGGCGAAAACGGTCGGAACAAGATAGACTGGAACGCCATACAACTTTGCAGCATCAATTTCTACAGTACAGCCGTTATACTGAAAGGCGTTATCGCCGCAAATGCCGATAAAATAATCAGCCTGTGCGAGAAGTTCGATGCTCTTTCCAAGATACCAAAGCCCTTCAGTTCTGCACTTAGGCGGGTTATCTTCGATATAGGTCGGGATAACCTCAAGGCTTTCACCGTACACTGCTTCGGCAATCTTGTGCAAACGGTCAAACGTCATCCGAATATTTTCTTCCGACCGATTCTTCATCGGGCAGGAAATAAACAGCTTCTTCATTTTTGTTCTCCTTCCTTTGTGTTAGTCTGTTCAACAACCATTTTGCCGTTGTTGGCAATATGGTCAGTCGGCTGTTCCTGCGGTTTCGGAGCTTTGCCATCCTCGCCCAGCTTGCCAGCGGCAATCAGGAAGGGCTTGCTCATTTCGTAAGCAGCCTGTGGGTCGGGGAACAGACCGGGCGTAGTAAACGCCAGCTGCGGGTCAATGGTCTGTTGCAACATCTGTGCGAAAATCTGAACTTTGCTCTGTTGGTTATCGTACTGGCGGCGTGGCAGCTTGATGTTGATGTCACTTGCCATCAGCTTAGAACCAGCCGTGTCCCGCAAGATTTTCAGCATCACAGACAGGCTTTGGCGTTCTGAGAACTTGAACATATTCTCGTACTGCTGCGCCCTTGCTTCGGTGTGATTCCAGCCGTTGCGGACGATAACTGCTCCCACGTTGTCGGATGTTGCGTTCTCGCTGCCAGTGGCACTGGGCATAGCGGTCAGGCTGCGGTACACATTCAACATGGAATCAAGCAATGTCTGGCTCTGCTGCTGGTCAAGCTCGTTTGCAAGCTGTGCGACCGAAGCTGGTTGACCGGAAGATGACTTCAGGCACATTGCGCCCATAGCCTTAACAGCTTTTAAGGCTTCTTCGTCCACAAGGCAGTTGGTAAACACCATGATAGACTGAATGAACTGTGCCACGCCGTCCAAACGGTTGCTTTCAAGGTCGTTGATTGCATCCAGCACAGGGATAGCAGGTTCAAACAGACCCATTCGCTCCGGGTTCAGCTTGTATTCGACCATCGGTAGCATTCCGAGAGAATGGTTCTCCGATTTCGTAACCTTGCCATTGTCGATTTCAAAGTACTGGTTTTGCGTATACACACAAATCAGGTCGTTTAGGTCATTCTGATAATTGCGTGGGATGTGCAGCACGTTAGCAATGGGCTTGTGCCCGATGCCGGAGTTGTAAATCACATACGCCATGTCTGGGTCGGGAACATCTACTAGTAGGGGCGTTTCGTCCGGGTAGTTGCCGCCATACCCCTTGTCAGGAAGAACAATGCGGTATCCCTGTCCGCACTCCAACATCCACTGCCAGAGCCGCCGATCAAACGCGTCCTTGCCCTCATACTGCAAGGCATTAGACAGCCGAGCGATTTCCTCACCGTCACCTGTTGCCGTTTCAGACCGCACATAAGAGCACGGCGTGCCGCTCATATAACCTGTGTAGAAGCCCACACACTCGTTGGCGTGGTTTTCTACAATGCGGTTCGTGATTTCAGCGTGATATTCCTTCGTGCGGAGGAGGACAGGCTGACTGCCCAAGTAGTAGTTGTGCAGAAAGCGAATCTCATTCTTGTTCAGCAGATGAATAGGCTCCGCCTTGCCCATGACCACCTTCAGCACGTTTGTTCGATTGATTTCCGTCTCCGGCGTTTCAATCGGTCTGCGTCCGGTCAGCGGATTATTCAAAAAGCCGCCAACAACCATCTGATACTCAGCCATGTGTTCCTCCTTTCCAGCAAAATAAAAAAGCGCAGCAAGACAAACCTGTTAAGGTCTATCTCACTGCGCCAAAACTGCGCTTCAAAAGCTATTTACTTTTCCGGTGGATGGATGATTTTTACCCATCCTTCCCTTGTGTCTCCTTCAATAACGCCCTTGCATCTGTCGCACTTGAAATGGTATCGTCCGTCTACTTCGCCAAGATAGCGGTTGCAGCGGACGTTCTTATAGATTGGGTTTTGCCTAATACAAGGGCAACAGATTCTAACTAGCATGAGTGCTCCTTTCGTTTGATTTCTGGAAACAGGCTGTTAAGCACAGACCTGTTAGAAGCTACTGGGAAACTGTTCGCACTACCAGTCATGCTAGGCTCTGACTTGTCGGGTGTCAAAAGCCACGATTGCCCCGACTGGAGCAAATCGCTGATGGACACAAAGGATGGATTTGAACCACCGACCTTCGGGCTATAAACCCGACGAGCTACAAGACTGCTCTACTCTGTGTTATGTACCCGGCTTAATTTACCGTTGCTCGATGAAATGAGAAATAGCCTGAAACTCATTTCATCGAGAGCCGGGAATAACGGGGGAGGTTGTCATAAGGAGAATTTTCCCATGCAATCCTTGGAGAATCGTTGTGCTGCGTAACGGAATTGAACCGTCGCTCGCCAGAAGAGGGGGAATATTCTGGCATTCCCAACCAGCAGGGAACGCAACATATAAACCCGGCGAATGGAAAGAGTGAAAAGCATTCGCCGGTAAAGGAGGAATATGCTCGTTGGCACGCAAGCGAGTAAAAATGACAAAACCTCGCCATGTCGGGCTATTCCCTAGAGGAAGCTGCAAAACTTCCTGTGTACATTATAAGCGTTATCAAGTGGTAAAATCAAATAAATAGACCCAGCGAACACAATATATTGTGTTTTTAATCAAAATGGCCTCTTGACAGGCTCGATTTTACTGATTCCGTTGTAAAGTTCATCGGCAAGCTGCGCCAGACTGTCCGGTGCATCATCGTGCGGAACTTTGCCAAGCTGCGTGAACATCGTCACCTGTTCCATGAACGCTTTGTACTCTTTCAACTGGTGCTTTTCGTCAAGGAAATAGAACCGTTTAATGTCCGGCGCATACTGGATGATTCTGGACAGCTTGCTTTGACCGCTGGGCGCACGCTGGCTGCGGACAGAGCAGTGATAGCCCTGCTGCCGGAGTTGGCTGTCTACCACATCACAGTATTCATCACCGCCGTTGTTGGCTTCTCCGCGCACCACGTTGATTTTATGCTGGATGATTTTGCCCACGACTTCCGGTCTGGTCACGGTCTTATCGCCATTATTGAACACAAGGTCAGGAATGAACACGGCATCGCCGTACACATAGGCGATAGGACAGGCGGTGAAGTCACCGCCGCCCCATGCAATATCCATGACCATGAGCTTGCGATCAGGCTCTCCATCGGGCAGAACGCCGTTGAAATACCGCAGTTCATCGGCAGGGAACAGCAATCCTTCACGCACATAAGGCTTACCCATGTACTTTGCCCACCATGTTGCATCGTCAATGCTGGCTTTCATGTCAGCATAGTAGGCATCGTCAAATCCCACGCCGTAATCATAATTGAAATTGCTGTGCCCGTTCTCGTCCACAGCAGGAATCACCCGGAATCTGTACTTAGGATTGTCTGCATACTGGCTTTGGATGCGCCCCAGAGGGTCAAGCACGTTCCAGCGAGTGCCGACCATCAGCTCCAATGCGCCCTGCTTTTTGCGGTCTTTTAGCTGGTTCAGATAGGCATCGTACTTGTTGTTCAGACGCTCAACGTTTAGGCTTTCTTCCAAGTCCTCGATCAAGTCATCACTGTACAGAACGCCGCCCTCGCCAATTTCAACAGCACCAGTTAGCGTACCGCCAATGGAGCGGCAAGTAAGGGTAGGGAAGCGCTTTTTACGGTTCAGGTCAACGCTTTCGTCCTTTGAACTTTTGTCCACAAGCTGAACATCAGGGAAGATTTTGCCCCAGTTGTAGGTCACAGGGTCAGTGATAATAGACAGCACTTCGCCATAGAAGCCGTTGGTCAGCTTGTCAGAATGTCCGCTCATAACCGATGCAACGTCCGGTCGGTTGCCCATCAACCATGTAATAAAGAAAATGCACAACGTGGATTTTCCGGTTCTCGGGGGCTGACTGACCCCAAGAAATTCTACTCGATGGAAAAACAAGTCCTCTAGGTCACGAACCAGCGTCAGAAGCACCTTTCTGCGTGGCTGGTAGAACTTCTTTTCCGGCGCACGGTTCCATTCAAGGTAGATGCAATAGCTGTCGAACACATCCTTTGCTTCAAACAGGTACGTCCGACCGATAATATCATAAACCTTCGCCACGTCCTCGCCTGTTTTCATCTTGCCCATCATGGCTGCGCAGACAGAGCGCAGTTCACCAGAGTATTTGTAGGCATCGAACCGCTTGTTTTTCGGCAGGGCATCTCTCAGGTTCACGACCGCCTGAAACCAGTCCTCGTAGACCTGTGCTTCTGTCGGATTCTGCTTTGCATACGCTTTGATGCTGTCAATGATAGCGATACACTGTTTTGGCTGCATAAAAAAATAGGCACCCCCTACCTGAAAATGTAAAGAGTGCCTACAACTGCACAAAAATCAAATATTCGGTTTTATTCTAGGTTGCGAAAAATGCCAAAAGTTCGCTTCAATCCAGACCCGATGGTTTTCTTCACATACCGCTTATACCACGAGCATCTGTGACCCTTTCGGCATCTATAATCGCAATAGTGGCATTCACCTGTTGTCCTGCGCTTGTAAAGCCCTTTCTTCATAGATTCACCTGTTCTGTTCAGCAATCCGATACCATGTCTGGCGGGTCACACCAAGCTGTTTGGCAGCATCGGTGACGGTCAGCAAACGTTTTTCCACCTGTTCGTGCAGAATATCAAAGAGGTTGCGGTCATACTCAGTGGGCTTGCGACCTTTATAAACGCCTTTCTGCTTTGCCACTTCGATACCCTCTTGCTGGCGGTCAAGCATATTCTGTCGTTCAAATTCGTTGATGGCTGCAATCATCGTCAGCATCAGTTTACCGGTGGGAGTGCCTGTATCTAGGTTTTCTTTATCACTTGCAAGGTGTACGCCGTTAGCTTGTAGCGTTTCGACCATTTCAAGCAAGTCCTTTGTGCTACGGGCAAGGCGGCTGAAATCGTGGATAAACACGGTATCGCCCGGCTGAACTGATTTAAGCATCTTCTGCAACTCTGGTCTATCCATATTCTTGCCAGAGACCTTCTCGATAAACCAACGGTCAATGTTATGCCGCTTCAACGCTTCTACCTGTCGTGCTTCATTCTGTTCGACAGTAGACACACGAACATACGCTACGTTCATTCAGAATCACTGTCCTTTTCAATTACAGTGCCTTCAACACGATAAGCACCAACGCCAATATCTCCCATGTCTGGTTCAACCACGATTCGATAATTCATAGCTTTTAAGAGTTTATAAAAGCTAGAAAGATTTAAGCTCTCATTCTTAAAGCACTGATACAAAGCCTGTCTTGAAGTAAAGCCAGCTTCATTGGCAATATAAGCTGTTGTTATGCCATACTGCTTCATAAGTTCTTTAACTATCTCTACGCCATTCGTTGAAACATTAAAAGGCTCTTTCTTTTCTGTCACTTTTTTGTATTTCCCCATTTCATGTCACCCTTTCTGATTATATTGTAAATAATTTTGTTTGGTTTGTCAATAGGAAATTTTATTTACTATCATTAGGGTCACTTTTTATCAACACTTTTTTGTGTTAGTTTACAGCTTGTATAATTATCGTATTATCAAGTTTTACTATAAATTTCCGCCCCAATTCTAACACATTAAAGTGTCAAAACCACTATCAAAAATGTACACTAAAACGTGTTTTAACGTACAAATTATACAAATTGGGCTGTTGACAACTATATACCAAACGTCTATAATCTAAGACAGCAGAACACACGATAAATCAGCCAACAACGGAAGATTTATCCTTTGTGGCATAAAAAAATAGGCCGTCAGCATACCGACCAAAGTAGCACTGACGACCTATTCCACCACAAAACAGAAGCTGCGCAACCAAGGGCGCAGTCTCGGTTTCTGTCAATTATTATAGCAGAAGCAAACGACTTCTGCAATAGAAAGGAGCAAAAAACATGAACTTTCCCACGACAACCGAAGAATTTCTGAAAACCCTCGCCCACGGCAAAGAGCCGACCAGCGAGGGCAGGGAGTACGCAGAAGCGCTGGGCAAGCTGTCCGAACTGAACTACCGGGCAGGGTACGAAGCGGGAGCAACCAAAAATAAGGGCTAAGTTTTGCGCAAAACGTAGAAAGTGGTTTGTCAAGATGAACGAACACTAAATGTTGTGTTTCGTTGGTCTATTTCCGCTTGACTTTACTACATTTTGCGATTACACTTAATGCACCTCAAAGAAAGGAGATGAAAACATGGCAAGAAGTCCCTACATCGAAGCATACCGCCATCAGGTAGCCGTTGGCTTCACTGATCGTCAGTATGAGTTGCTGGTGGAGCACTGCAAGAAGTGCCGCGTGTCACTGTCACAGGCCGTCCGCGATGCCTACCTTGAGAAGTACCCCATGCCCGATGAAAACGAAAAATGATACGTCCGCTAAAGTTTGCCGACCTGAGCGAGCGTATCATGTAAACCCTGAGAGAAGCATTCTCTCGCCGTTATTATAGCAGAAAATTGCTTCTCTCACAAGTGAAAAGGAGCTTTTTAATGCAACTTTCTTTGTCTGAGAACATCAAAATCTTCAACAACGCCGAGTTTGGCGAAATCCGCGTCATGCTCATTGACGATGGCCCTTGGTTTGTTGGCAAGGACATTGCGGTGGCTTTAGGCTACAATAACCCGCAGAAAGCAATCCGTGACCACGTTGATGAACAGGACAGAGGGGTGAACGAAATGGACACCCCCGGTGGTAAGCAGCCCATTGTCATCATCAACGAATCCGGCCTATACAGTCTGATTTTCAGTAGCAAGCTGGAAAGCGCACAGCGGTTCAAGCACTGGGTCACTCACGAGGTCTTGCCGTCCATTCGCAAGCATGGGATGTACATGACCGACAACCTGTTGGAGACGGCTATTGCCAACCCGGACTTTGTGATCGGGCTGATTCAAAACATGAAGGCCGAGAAGGAAAAGAGTGCAGCATTGCAGATGCAGAACAAGCAGCTCTACGAGAAGAACGAAGAGATGCAGCCTAAGGCGGACTACTTCGATGACCTTGTGGCGTGGAACGTGTCTACCAATTTCCGCTCGACCGCAAAGGAACTGCGCATTCCAGAACGCCTGTTCATCAAGATGCTTATTTCTGACGGTTACATCTACCGTGACAAGAGCAAGGGCATCCTGCCGAAAGCTGGCAAGGGTGACGGTCTGTTTGCGGTCAAGGAATACTGCAACCAGAAGAACAAGCACGGTGGCGTACAAACCAGAGTAACGCCGAAAGGTCGTGAGACGTTCCGTCTGCTCTATGCAAGCATCCGTAGAAACGGATAATTGATGTTTTTCTGAAAAATCCGAAAAACTCACACGGCGGACGTTTTTGTCCTCCGTGAAATAGTCCAATAGAAAAGCCAGTGGTTAGAAAACATCTAGCCGCTGGCTTTTTGTGTTATGCGTTAATCTTGAATGGCAACCACTTCATAAGAGCTATAACCAGTAAATCCACTCAAGGGATGAAGCTCAAATGATGCTGTTTGGCCCGAAGCAAGGCCGTCCATGATGTAAGTATATTCACCGCCAACAGGAACTTCATTTCCTTCGGTGTCTTTCATTTTGTAAAGAACAACGACCTTGACTGCGTTGCTTGTAAACTGGCTGTTGTTCGTAACCTGTCCAGTGAATCGCAAATCATAGCCGGAACCACGTTTGGAAACGTTGGTAACAGCAAGTTCTCCAGCACGAACAATCTGATTGGCAGGGCTTGCTTCGTGAACGTTCCAGTTCTCTGCGCTTGTCGTATATTCAATTCTTGCTGGCTTAACACCATCGGAATCAAAAGCGATATAATCGCCATACCAATAAGAATCACCCTCGCCAATCCAGTCCAGCGTTTCAGAACCAGTCTTTAAGACGGAGCCATCTTCGCCGTATACCGTTACATTCAGCGAAACAAAATCGACAGCCCAATCGGTGTTGGGATTTTCAACCAATACAGCGTAGAACACATAGTATCTCGTTTTACCGTACTCGTATTTGGTTTCAAGGTGACTATGGGATTCTTTAATGTTTATTGGCTGAACTTGCGTTGCGTTAATTTCTTCCAGCTCAACAGGAGCAGACCATTCATCAGGCTTTGTAGTTGCCATTGCGCTAATAGGCATAGCAAGCATCATAGCCGCTGCTAGAGCCGCCGCAATGATTTTCTTTCTCATTTTTGATTCTTCCTTTCTTTGGCGCGTTGCCTTTAGCTGATTATAACACAATCTAGCCCCCGAAAGGGGTCTTTTTGTATTTTTTGGAATTTTTGGAGACTTGCACAATCAGATGGGGTTTGATTTGTGAAGATGGGGTAGGTGTTGGCAAGGGAAACGCCTTTTTATGAGTTTCGGAATTCGGGAGACTGACCACCCGGCCCCCGGCTCTCCCTGTATACCCTGCCGGTGCACCCCTGCCCCATCCAGCGCACCAGGAAGGACTACACCGGGCAGGCCGTACTAGATGCAAGGGCAAACCATGCAAGACACGGCGCACCGACACACACGCCCGGACGCTGGACACGCTGCATCGGTCTGCACCCGATACCAGACCGCCCACGCTGGGCAGATCGTAACGGCGGCGGGCGGGCAGTGTGTCCGATAGGGCACGCCCAAACGGACAGAATTATTGTAAACAAAAATATTCATTTTTTATGTGCAAACCCCTTGACAAAAGAAATAAAATTGTTTACAATATAGACAGTAAACAAACTTATTTACACCACCACCAAAACAGGAGGACAAAAACCATGAAAGCAAAAAGAACCATGCGGGATATTAAATCCCAGTATCCGACCATTATCCAAATCGGCTATTGCGATTTGCAGAATATGCTCTGCATGGATGACTCCGCAGCGTATACCGCTGGTGTGTACGGCTGGAATGCAGACATCTACCCTATCACTTCTGGGGTTGCAATCTGCACCGGGTACCTCCCTTTTGGTAACGTCAAGCCCGACCTGGAAACTGTCAACCGCTACGAAAAGCGGGCGCGGGAAATGCGCCGGGATTTGTGGAACGCTGAGGAACTGGCGGCGCACCTGCACAACTTGCAGAAAGAATTTATTCGGGAGGTGTGCAACGTATGAACAAGCTTGTTTTTGAGGTGAACAACGGCAGAAAATTGGAACTTGTGCAGCGGGAGGATAACGGAACGGCCCTTATTTGCTCCCTTGATGCACCGGACAATGAAGCATATATAAGCGCTGGTGACTTTGTGCAGCTGATTAACCTTTATCGCTATTGCAAGCGGTACGACATTAAGAACGATTGGATTAACCCCAACGGCAAAAATGCGGAGGTCTAAAAATGATTACTCTTGACTTTTCCCAGTGGGCTGCAATCTGGTACGTTGGCGGCATGATCTCCGGCGCACTCGTTATGATTGCATTTCTTAACAGCTAAGGAGGCGGGCAAATAATGACAATCGATATTTACAAGCCGGAGCTTTCCACAGAGTATCGCGGCAACGTGAAAGCCGCAATTAATGCCGGTGCTTATAGTATATGGAACGCAGAACGCATTACAGGCGCTTTTAACTTTGGGCACGGAACGCAAGCCGATTTTGAGCGATACAAAAAGTTAAATTCCGCGTTGCATCTTTATATGGAGGTATGAAAAAATGACGTTGTTTGAAGAAAAAGTGAACGAATACCGCGAAAATAAGCGGCTGTTGGAAGAGCTGGAAGCGATGAACGAAAGCATAAAAGCGGATATTATAACCATGATGCAGGGCGCGCCGGAAATGGTACAAGGCACGGCAAAGGCCATTTATAAGGACGTGCAGAGCGTCCGGCTGGATAGCAAGCTTTTGAAGACGCTGCACCCGGATGTATACGCAGAGTGCAGCAGCAAGACCACATACAAGCGTTTTAGCGTGGTATAAGGGGGTGCAAGCTGTGATTTTATCTACAATCTTGTTTTGTTTTTGGTTTTTCAGCGCCTTGTTTAAGGCGAGCAAGTAAGGAGGGCTATATATTATGACTACTAATAAGGGATATGACGCAATGACCGGACTGTATACCACCCGTTACTATGCACGCAAGGCCGCAACCGGCGCAGATGTTGTTGTTAAGGTCTGCGGCGGTTATACCATCATGACGGCAGCAGATTATAACATCTGGCGCAATCAGCGTTGACACAATTTCAGATTCAACCCCGCTTCGGCGGGGCTTTTCTTTTGCCTTGCATCGACTGATGCAGGGCTTTTATTTTTGCCCGGCGGCGCGTGAGCGGCTCACGAGCATTTACAGCGGTCTTTCTGCCGTCAATGCAATTATACGTCCAAAACACCAAAACCGTTTATAGAGCTTTACAGCGGCATTTCCGTTAATTTGACCCATTCCAGCGCACACAATACAGCCGCCAAACAAGCCGCCTATACGCCAACTGCGCCACGCTGGAGGGCATACCCTCAAGCGCAGCACCTGCACCGATACCAGATACCGCCGCAACACCGGACACTGTACAGGGCAGGGTCGCCCCCTATTATAATAAGGTATATAAGGGTGCAGCTGTGCGCCCGTGTCGTGGATCCATGCCCGGCGGTGCAACATAGCGCAGACCATGCCAGCCTGGCGGCGGTCTGCTCCTACCGTCTGCGGATTGCTGGCAAGCGCTGACACACTGTCAGCAGTACAGACCCGGTGCACCTTCTGAGGGGTGCAGCGTCTCCACCTGTACAAGGTCAGCCCGGCGGCTTGCGATTTGGCACCGGGTCAGCCTGGCGCCCTCCACCCGGCGGGGCAGTCAAGTGGCAGGGGCGCGGCGGGCGGCGCGGAACCATTGACGGCTACCGCCGCATCCCTTTTCGGGCTTTCGCCCGATAGCCAATAGAGGTCAGCAATAGTCGCAGCGTTCCGGCTGGAATAGTCGTGGAATAGTCGTAAAATCGTCAGACAACCGCCGTTTGAAAGTCCCATATATAGTATAGTAACGAGTTGCCCGCTGATAGTCGCAGAGTAATATTCGTAGCGTTTTCTTGCGAGCTATCGTCAAATAGTCGTGTATTTTTTGTGTGAAATAGTCGTTCGTCTTTTAGAGAAAGAGAGGTGCGATAGTCGCTAAGTCATCAGACCACATAAAATTCATAATCCATTGCATATATTCACTCATTTATTCACTCACTAGCCATACCAAATTCATATGCCAACCGTACTTATTATAATATACACTTATATATCCTAGTAACTATCTAGGGATTATTCTGCTAAAATAGTCGTATCATCCGATTTGGTCTGTTCCTGCTCGATTTAATTCCCAGCAATGTGCTATGATATTTCAACTAATCCATACTACTTTGCTATGAATAGTTATACCTGATAGTCGCAGTCAAGTTATGCAACATTTGTACATATCCAGCCGACTACAAAATGAAGTCAATTCTCCATGTGAAATAGTCGCAGATGGTGATAGGCTAGATGCTGCTACCCTTTTCAGACTAGATGCTGCTACCGTTGAAGGTCACCCGGTCGGCGCGGTGCGCCGGACGATAGAGGGTGACGTAACGTAGAGGTTAGCTGGACGGTATGCCTATATTCAGCCAATAGAACCTGACGGTAAATGCCGGTCACGGTCTGGCCTGCTGGCTAACGGTATAGCTTTTGGAGATAGAGGGTTGTAGGGGGAAAGAACCTTTGCAAAGCATTTGGTTATCGTTTTCAGTTGTCGCAGTTGTCGCACCATTTTGGCGCGGGGGCCTCAAACAATTTATTTGTTTGAGGGGGGAGTTAGGGGGATTATAGGGGGTAATAGGGGTTGTAGGGGAAAGAGGGGGAAGAAAGGGGGGAAGATTGGATGTTTTTGCAATGTAACACCACTTTGCGCTGATAGTCGCAGCCGTTTTGTCTCATGCGCTTCGCTTTCGTCTCAATCTGCCCTGTGACTAGACGAATCTTTCTCAAATCCAGACCTTGCCGTTTTCCCCTGATAAATAACAAGAGAAAAAAGCACGGAATAGTCGCAGAGGGTAGTTTTACTACCTGACACCATTCCATGCTTTCTGATACAGTAGTTTTGTAGTCGTACGAGCTAAGATTAGATATTCTTGGCTTCTCTCGCCTTACGCAGACGCTCTGCCAGTGCTTCACGCTGCTCTTCGCTAATCTCACGAGTGACAGGCGGCCGGAACTTCACAAGACGTTTCGGCATCGAATAGGTCTTGGATTCCTTGCACCGCTTGGCAGACAGCTCCGCCATAAACTTGTATGTATCGGGGAACTGCTCACAGAGCTTGTCCAGTTTGCGAATGTAAACTGGGTCTGCCGTGTAGATTTCTGCGGTATCTTCCGCTGCGTTGAAGTTGATGATAGTCTCACGTTCGATGTTGGCAAGTGCCATAGTTGTTTTCTCCTTTGCGTTATTTCTGATTGATTTTCTTCTTGGGGCATGATTCAGGAAATTCATCGTAGCAAGCCCAGCATGGAATCGTTTTTCGACAAATCAGCCGCTCTTCCCTTTCAAGTTTTTCACGTTTTTCTCGCTCCTTGCGTTCTTTCTCGTGCCGTCTGTGTGCATTGGCAACGATTATATGAACAGCAGCCATGTTTGGAACCATAGTCTTTTCCTCCTGTATTTTGTGTAGTGAAAAATATTTATGGGGTTCAGACGGTAACTTTATCGCCCTGACCCTATTATCTGTTTTTCTTGCCTATTCTACTGTGACGATTTGAGCGCAGAAGCGATGTTATATACTCTTTTGTCCAATCTGCGCAATTCAAGTCTAGTTGGAAGCAAACCACGGCAAAAGTATGCACTCCCAAAAGGAGTTCCTTTTACTGGACTATCCATGTGTTTTGGATTCATAAAATCTATTCTCTGGTCGAAACAAAGCATTTGAACGTCATTTTTGAAAATCTCAAATCTTGTTTTCCCTTGAATGCTATTTGCCGGAAGAAGTAATGCAAATGGTTTATTTAACTCGTATGCTCTACGAAGAACAGCGTCTTTTTTGCTAAACGGCGGATTTGAAACAAGAATGTCCCATTTTTGAGGTTCGTAATCAAAAAAGTTCTGCCCATAGTCAATATGGCTATAAATCACTTTATTTCCATTGTTTTCCAAAACACTGACAAATGCAGACCATTCTTTGTCAAACGGACACCAAATAATCTTATTGCTTGGAATAAATTCCAAAAGAGGTCTTACGGCATACCTTGGCGTATACTGTTCATCTCCGTTTTTTGAACTGTCAGATTGTAAATATCCTATATTTTCTGCCACAAGTTATCACCTCACATCCATACGCATTCTTTGAACTGCTGGGTCTCCATCTGAAACGTGATGTCCAGTGACCCTACGTTGCCCTCTTTGTTCTTTTCAAGCGCAAAGTGATAATGTTGCTCTGGCCTCTTTTTCGTGGTCACGTTCTGTGCCAGCAGAATGATTGCATCTGCGTCCTGTTCAATCTGTCCGCTCTCTCGCAGGTCTGCGGCAGTCGGTGGAATGCCTGTTCTTGCTGTCTCTCGATTGAGCTGCGCAAGAGCTATCACCAGTGTTCCTGTGGACTGTGCGAACTCATGCAGCGCCATGCTGATTTCCGTTACGGCACTGTATCGGTCTTTTGCTCCGGCTTGATGGATAAGCTGCAAATAGTCGATGAACACCACTTTTGCCTGCATCCTGATGGACTGCGTTCTAATCCACCCAACGCTCTTACCGGCGGCAGAGCGGACGTACAGCGGATATTTCTTGATGGCTGCCAGTCGGTCAAGCTCGTCAATTCTGACGGTTTTGTTTTTGACCGTGTGCAGCGGTACGCCTAGCTGGTTTGCTATGATACGAGCGTAGAGCGTGTCCGGGTCGGTCTCTAGGCTGAAATACGCCACCTTGCGTCCGTTCTTGGCTATTTCACAGGCAAGTTGCAGGGATAGAGCAGTTTTACCGGCAGACGGTCTGCCGCCGATCACAACGAAGTTGCCCAGCACAAGATGCAAGTTGTTGTCCAGCACTTTAAGCCCTGTGCTGATATACTCCGGCTTATCATCCAGCCTGCGAATGTAATTGTCTATGCCATCGCACATTGGGATGAAATCACTTCTCTCGCTGTGCAGGTTGATTGCTTCGCCTAGCTGTTCATAAATGCCTGTCAGGTCTGCGTATCTGGTCGAGCCATCAACGATTTTAAACGCAAGCTCTCTGGCTCTGGACAATGCTGCCTGTTCTTTGACGATTCCAGCCCATCCAAGCATCATGTCATGTGTGACGTTGCGGATAAACTCCGCACCGAAGGCATCAAGGCATTCACCCATTGCTTTCTTGCAGTTATCGTACCGCCCCATGACTTCTACCGGGTTCCACTTGTCGTTGTGTTCCCAATAGCCACGAATGGCGGCGAATGTATCACGCAGTTCAGGACAGAAATCGTCGATTTTAAGGTCTTGCAGCACATCGGCGTATTCCGAGAACGTAAGGGCTGCCCCCAGCAGGATGTATTGGGTCTGATTTTCAATATTCACCGCAGAAAGTCTCCCTCGTCAGGCAATTCAGCCATTGTCTGCTGATAGCCACCGTTCCAGTCCTTCACGTTACGCATCCAGTTCCGTGCAGCAGCTTTCCAGTCTTTCATAGGCGACTTGCCGACTTTCCAGCCATTCGCCGTGAAATGGTCAACGAACCGTTCTGCTTCTGATTCTATGTAACCCTTTTCCGCAAAGTATTCTTTGGCTTGCTCGATAGTTGGTGACTTGAAGCGTTTGACTGCGTTGGTATTTTTCTTTTCACATTTTTCTTTTTTATCAGATTCAGATACAGAATCAGATACAGATAAGGCATCGTTTGCATCCATTTGCATATTTTGCATACCAGTGTATGCGTTTGCATCATTTGTATGCGTTTGTATGCACTTGCATTTTTCATCGTTCCAACGCTTATTTGCACTCCGTCTGTTTTTCTCAATTCGCTCCTGTCTTTTCTGTGCATTCATATCATCGAACGCCTTAACAACCTTCCAGAGCATCCGCATAGCACGGTCGTTGTCGTATGCTGGCTCAAGTCCAGTCTCAACATACTGTGCATAGTTGCGGACGAATGCTCCAAATTCCTCGTCTGTCAGCTCGTCCATTGCATGGACGTGCTCCAACAGGAGAATCATTGATGTTCTCGGCTTGTGTTCCTGCTCCATATTCAATCCTCTTTGTAGCGTTTGTTCCATGCTTCGATAAGGTCTTTTTTAACCTTTTCTTTATCAGCTTCGGAGCAATCAGAGCTGTATAGCTTGCTTTCCATGAATACCCGGCACTTACATCCATTTTTGCCGTTTCCTCTTGTTATAAGCATCCAGCTTGTCAAATAGTCGCCTGCTTCTGCAATGGCAACTTTCCCGCCGCAGAACGGGCATCTTTTGAGTTCTGTCATTTTCTAAATCCCTCTCTCGTTCTCATAATTCGTTTGAAAACTTCATGTAGCTTTGCACCTTTACGGTATACAGGTCGGTTGTGCTTCTGCTTGATGTAACCGCACTGCGTTTCGGACTGTCTGACAGCATTTGCAAAATGTTCAGCTGATGCAGCGCATCGGTTCATCGCTTCTGTTAATTCTTCAAATCCATCCATCTTTAATCCTCCTTACGCATACCATTTCGGTGCTTCGTTAAAGATTCCCACACCTTCTGCAAATCACAGCTTTTCTAAGGTTTCACACATGATGCCGTCCATCATGCTGTGAACGATTTCTTCATCATCACCGTACTTTTTGTAGCTTCCTGCATTTCCTCCGTGAATGCATCAACCATATCTTGCGTAACAACGACATTCTTTTCCATAAGCCCTCCTACACCATCGGAAACGCCATCCAATGCGTCACCGTCACATCTTTCGGCAGTCTCTCGCCTATCTCGTCCCAGAACTGACCGTCTGCGTAACAGCCAAGAAAGTACGCTGTTGGCGAGATTCCTTGCAACATTTTTCCATCTTTATCATGCCACGTTTTCTTAGTCGCAAGCAACAAAGGCTGCGTCCGCTCTCGTGGTGGTTCGCTTGCTGGATGCCAGGATGTATTAGCCATTGCCTTTTCTCCTTTCAATCTCCTTGCAAACCGCCTTGTAAAACGTATCCCACGTCTCATAATCACAGGAATTTCCAGCCCTGCGACAAGGTGTTCTGCTCAACGCCTCGTGCGGAATAAACAACTCCGACATACCCAACAGGCACTCTCTCCAAACACAGCAAAAGAAATGCCGCAACAAGAAACGATGCTGCCACAGAAGAAATAATAGTTGCTACTTTTTTCATGTTTTACTCCTTATCGTTAAAATTGTTGATAATCAAAAAAGCTACCGCCCAAGATAATAAGAAGAAAGCTATGAGTTCTTTCATTCTTCCGTTACCTCTCTGTACTCCACTTCAATCTCCTTCGGCAAAGCCGTCTGGTACTTCTGAGCCAACTGTTCTGCGCTCTGGGCATCGCCCAACGGCTGTTCCGGCGGTGCAACGGTGACTTCCACGTTGTCACGCATACCAAAGTAGTTCTTGGCTCGGAAAATCCACTCTGCCGGGTTCTCCTGACCGTACATACCGTTGTATGCCCACATGGACTGCATTTGCAGAATCAGCTTCAAGATGTACTTCTGCTGCAAGCTGTCGTCACGGCGTTTGCCTGTCATAATCTGTCTCAGGCTCACCCATTCGATGCCAAGCACTAGTGCAATCCATTCCACCACAGGGGAGATTCTGGCTTCGATGCAAGCGTCAAAGAAGAAGTCAAGGCGTTGCTGTACCTCAATGGGGTTGTTCATGTCCACGCTCGGAAGGTCGCCAAAATACTTGGCTGCAATCATGCCGATGACTTTCTTATCCTCTTCGTCACCAATTCTTGACTGCAAATCGCCTGTGCTCATCATCTTTGACTTCTCGATAGCCAACTCTTGTTGTTCTTTCACCTTTTTACTCACCTGTGAGCGGATAGATTTCCGCTTGTTAAGCATCTGTTGTTTTTTCTTCTCACGTTCTTTCTCACGCTTCGCAGCGGCTTCTTCTTTCGCCTTTTGCGCTCGCTTCTCACGCTTTTTCTTTTCAGCTTCGGTCAGCGGCGGTCTGCCACGACCACGCTTCGGGGGTGTTGCCATGTGTCAAACCTCCTTTGGCGGTTCAGGAAGATACGCCCAATGAGTTACATCTCCAAATACAATGTACTCGTCGTGCTCTTGCCATAGTCCGTCATAAGATAAAAATGCAATTTCAATGCCGAACTTTTCTCTTTTTACGAGAACTTCTTTGTCTTTTTCGGGTAAAACTTTTTTGGCATCAAACCATATATTGGCGGGCTCAGATTTTTCCAATACGTTGGCTAAATCTAAAAACACATCTCCAATGCTACTTCTGATTTGTCCTTGTATGTATACGATTAAGTTTTTGCTATCCAAAAACGGCTTCGCTTCATTCTTTTTGTCAACGCCAACAGTTTTCCACGCCGCAATGATTGGGTCAACATCAACCAGTTTCACACTCTCACCTCTTCATCTTCGTTTCGATGTTGTCCAGCTTCCGTGCAATCCACCAGACGGAACAGCAGTTGTCCAAATGCCGCCACCAAGCGCACTTCTCTTTTTCGCAGACGCACCGACCAAGCGGATTGCTGGTCATCTTCATCGGGCAGTAAAGTTCGTTGTCCATGATTTTGCTTAGCCCTCCAACTGGAGATGAGCGTTTACCATCTTAACGGGAAAATCCTCATCTATTTGCAAAAAATCGCCGTTTTTCAGGTTGATGCCGCCAGACAACTTGCTTACCGAAAGATTCACGTTAGATTTCATGAGAATTTCGCTGTTCAGTTCAAACACATCTCCATATTCCAGACACCCAAAATTGATTTCTTTTCTCTCAATGTCACAAATTTTCATCATTCCCACCCCATCACAACAGCCGTACAAACGGCCAGACACACGTTGACGAACAGCCAGACGAGCACTGCCTGCCGTTCCTCAAACAGGCTGTTCGCCATGTTCTTAATTGTCCGTTCGGACTGAACTACTACCGCCAGCAGGACTAAGCAGACCAGCCAGCGGGTTACAAATTCAAACATTGTTATCCTCCATCAAATCGTCCATGCTCAACTGACCGCTGATGTTGTCGTCCTCCATCCACCATCGAAAAACGTCCATTCCTGTTTGCCAGTCGCACGGCAAGCCTTTTGCTTTTCTGACATCAAGCATTCGTTCAAACGCTGATATGTACATTTTTTCGTAGGCAGGCCAGCGCATAAACTCACGCTGTCTGCCTCCCCTGCCGGCCATAGGACAGCCAATGCAGCCAACACGCTTCTGCCCTTCGCAATACAGCGGATTGATGGGCAGGTGTTCGCTGTGCGTGTAATCCCACACATCATCATCCGACCAGTCAATAATCGGATTGACGGTCATCTTGCCTTTGACGTTGCACGTTTCAAAGAGCTTTCTCTTCTCGTCATTGTCACCCATGAGAATGATGCGCTTTTCTTTGTCATGATGGCTAAATTCCATTGTTCTACGGTTTTTCTTTCTGTTTGTGGATTCAGCCCAGCGGACACCTGTTGCAATGAATCGGTTTTTGCCAGTGTTCTCTTTTAAAACGGCACAGCAATACCGCACAAGTCGTGTAGGCGGCATCAGCTTTTGCGGAATCAGCGTCCACATGGACACGGGCTTGTCCTTGTACCATGGCATGACAATGGAGCATTTGATTCCACGTTCTTCCATCGCTTTGAACTGCTCACGGATGAAATAGACCGTCTCCGGCGCATCTGCTGTGGCGTGGCTATTAACCACCTCAAAGTTGATTCCGGCACGTTCAGCCAGTGCCACAAGCACTTGTGAATCCTTGCCGCCAGAGTATGTGACCATCAACGGTTTCTTGTCCCGATGCTCTGATAGCCTTGCGGCGTCCTGCAACCGTGCGATTGCAAGCTGTTCCTTATCCACCTTTCCCTCAGCTCTTTTTCGACCTGTTCTGACTTTGCGGTGATGTAATCCGCAAACTCGTCAGGGGTCATGTCCTCGTTTTTGAACTGCCCGACCATCTCCCAGTACCTGTCACCGTCCCATCGGCTGGTATCGGTTCAGGCAGCGCGGGTTATTGCAAAATCGCTCGCTTCCGATGATGCGCAGCGGCTTCCCGCAGTAGGGGCAGAAGTCCGGGAGCTGCTGTGGCGTGGCAGATTCCATGTCTGCCTTTGACGCACCGGTTTGCATCAGCTTAATCACGCAGTAAACGGAACCCGGCTGCGCTGCCGCAATGCAGCTCTGACGTGCTGGGCATTTTGAGCAATCGTACATCGTTAGCCCTCCATCTTCTTGCCACACACCGGGCAGTCTCCGTACTTATTCATCCAACTGCTCCTTTGCTTCAAGGCGAGATAGCCAGCGGACTTCCTTTTCGTACTGCATTTTCCGCATTCGATCAAAGGCTGCAGCGTCCATATCCAACGCAATAATGCAGTTCACAACGTCTGCGTACCCTTCTTCAAATGCGCTCCGGCACTCCTCAACACTCTTCGGTGTCGGGTTCGCGCCATCCAGCGCACGGCGCAGCTTTAACGCAGCCTGTGCCAGTTTGGACGCTTTTTCTGCCAACCGCGCCAAGATTTCGGTCTTGGGCAGAATGTCTGAAATTTTCCTTTGCATATCTCTACCTCTTTCAGTAGTATTCAATTTCAACCATTGAAGTGGATACAAGCTCAAATCGACCGTCTCCCAGAGGTATTTGGAGTAGTTTGTAATCTCTTGCACTAGAGATCGGAATCAGCTCGTTAAAGCTTTCCACCGTAATGGTGTACTTTAAATGCCGTGCGCTACCGTAGCCTACTTTTTCAATTTCCGGGGAATAAACTGTAACATGGTAGCAAGGGTGGTCAGCAATTTCAGTTTTAGTTTCAGCATCAGCAGATGTTGAACCACAGGATGTAAATAACAGTGTGAGTGACAGTGCCAGAATTGTAATCACAAGACAGATAAAACGATGATTGCTCACTTCTGTTCTCCTTTCAGTCGATGTACCGCCATGCAACAATTTTGACATCACTTAAAACCCATTCACCACTACTTTGAAACCAGCGTTTATCGTTATATCTGCGGTACGCAATGTCGAGGTCTCCATTTTCAAACTTTATTTCGACAGCTTCACCGCATTGCGGTTGAACATTCATGCTGTTCCACTCGTTTTTGTTTCCAGTGTCGGGCTTCTGTTCATCAGGTGTTAGCCAGTCATTCAGTTCTTTCATGCAGGACGGACAAAGCTGAATCGGTTCTTCGCCCAGTCCAAAACGGTTGCGTTCCACCGTGCAATCTAAGAACAGAATCGAATTTGCAGTACCGTAGCAATCGTTTATGTCAGGCACTTTCCGATTAAAAATCTCACCGCACCTGTCGCACTTAAAGACAACGCTCACTCTTTTATTCCCTCCATTCTTGAACCACAGTTAGGGCAATAATCAAAATCCGATACACGTTCATACGGCGAGAGTTTGTATTCTGCTCTGCACTTGTCACACTCGATTGAGTTGCTTTCATGGTCGTAAATCCATTTTGCTTGTCGTTTCTGTTCTCCTTTCAGCCATTCGTTCAGCTTTTCCATGCAAGAGGGGCAAAGGACAACGGTTTCATCTCTTATCGAGTAAATTCCTTTATCATCGCCAGAAAGGCACTTTACAATAGAATTGCTTTCAAATTGGTCAAGTTCGTCATCAAACGGTGTCATGTATTTCACATCGTTGGAAAGCGGAAACGCTTCACCGCACCTATCGCATACCATTGTCATTTTCACCACAACTCCCAACTAGCCTTGAGCTCTTTTCCGATTTCAACAGAAAGTTTCTTGATGATGATTCTTGCGTGTTCATACTGAGCTTTTACACCGTATGAATAATCTGTGACAACCTTCTTCGGGCTTTCATTGCTTCTCATTTTCTTTCTAAGGTTTTCTTCGTTCTCCATAAGAAGTTCGCTTTGGTACAGCCCCAGAAGCCTTACCAATTCTTGTTTTTCAGGCAGTTGCATTTTCTTTCTCCAATCTCTTTAGCAACCCGTCCACGTCATATCGCCAATGGACACGCAGCCTTTTTGCTTTGACCTCTATTCCCTCTTGCTCTGCCCACTGCCAAGGGATGCTCTTGCGGTTTTCATTGTATCGGAACGCCAGAACCTTGCTGGCAGGGATTGCAAAGGTGCGGTTGACCGACCGGTAATTGACTATCACATGGGCGGTCTGACCGCTGTACCCCATTGCATCCACCATGTCCGTGATGTGCTTTTCCTTGCGGTATTTGCACTTTGCCTTGTCGTATTTGCCGAACACCTTTTCCAGAGGGATAGAGGGCGTTTCAATGGTTTTTAGCTCAAACAGGTGGTTCATCGGGTATCGGTACACAAGGAAGTCGCAGATGTTGTCGATGGAAAAAGACAGGTTCTCGTTGCCACCGTAGTAGGTGGCAGCACTGTCCTTCAAGCGGTAGCACCACGCATCGGACGGGACGGATGCCTTAAAGTCCGCTTCAAACTGCTTGCCGGTGTTCATTTGTTGTCTTTTGGTTGTTTGGGGAGTGGCATCCAGAACGGCATAATGTCAGGAAACGACACCGCAACGGTCATTTTCACAACTTCTGCGCGTTTCGTATTGCTATACCAAACCAAAATGTTCCCCCTCGAATCTCCATCCAATTTGTGAGGTGGATTTTTTACTATATCTCTCCATTCGTTCATCCTTGTTCACCTCTAAATTCACTTCCGAGAAACCGCTTCTTGCCACGTTCCCGGTGCTTATCCTCGTAGTTGTGGTGGTACACGCTCTGGCTGTGGTTCAACTCGTACACGAATGCCTTGCGTTCTTCAAAGTCTTTTTTTCCCGCCTTGTACTTCTCGCAAGTGTCGTGGCAAGCTTGGTGGCGTGATGTGCAGTTGAGACAACAGGTAATCATTCTTCGCCGAATCTCCTTTTTGTGACGGCAATGGGGAACTCCTCGATCTCGGAAGCCCATCGTGCCGTACCGTTTCCATAGGTCTTTTGCCAGACAAGCGGGAAGCCCCCTATACCATCGAACAGACTTCCTAGCGTGGCATTTTCGCCCAGATAAGGTTTCATCTTCTGTGCAATCCAGAACCACTGCGGTAGAGCAATGCTGTTTCCGAGTGCTTTGTAACGTGGGCTGTCAGCATACTTATGCTTCTTGCCTTTGCTATCCACCCATTCGCCGATGTCCGTCCATCCATCAGGGAAACCCTGCAACCGTTCACACTCAACAGGTGTCAAGCGGCGAACAATCCAGCGGACGATTTTCTCTGTAACCAGACACTCGCTACCGTTACCGATGTTCCCTGCTTTCGCTTTCAAGGTTGAGCATTTTCCGCTTTCTTTGTAGTGGCTAAAAGACTGTTCGTTAAAGGTATGGCGCTCAATCGCAATAGCCGTATAATCTGTGATTCTGTTTTCGTGGTCGCCGGTGATTGTCGGCACGATTTTGACATCACCATTTCCGCGAGCGTCATAAACAACAGGCTGAAACAAAGTCTGGTCTTGCAACGTGGAAAGTGTTGCGCTCTTTTCGGTCTGTACCAGTGCGCCTTTTCCGCCTCCGGAACATCTGCTACGGATTTTCAGGGTGTAGGAATTGCCCCCCCACCCCCCTATCACGTCCAGAAGGGCTTGCCTGAGAACTTCCGGAAGCGGCTTCCCACGCCTTGATGCTCTCGTCAAGATTCCCTGACAGGCTCGTGCGCTCAAATAGTATTTCTGTGGCACGTTGTCCTCTAAAATCCACGACAAGAGCGATTCTCTTTCGGCGTTGGGGAACTCCCCAACATTGAGCGTCAAGCTGTCGCCAAGCCAGAGACCATCCGTTTCCAGCGATTGCTCCGGCTTTGCTCCATCTGCCCCCCCTGCCCGAAGGTCGAGGAATTGAAACGTCTGGCTGCTCGATGCGGGCAAGTTCTTCCAGCACGGCTCTGAAATCTTCTCCTCCGTTGGAGCTGAACGCTCCTGGTACATTTTCCCAAATAGCGAAAGTTGGGTACATTCCATTTGTCGCTTTCCTCATTTCCTTGATGATTCGCGCGGCATCAACAAAAAGACCAGACCGCCCTCCGGCAAGTCCCGCCCTGCGTCCTGCAATGGACAAATCCTGGCATGGGCTGCCAAACGTGATGCAATCCACAGGCTCTATCTGGTCGCCGTGAATCTTTGTAATGTCGCCCAAGTGCTTCATCTTTCTAAACGCCCGTCCAGCCAGATAGCGCAGCTCTTATATAAGGTAGGCGGTCAGGACTTCGCCGAAGCGAAAGCCTTGCTCATATCAGCGATAATGTCGTATCGATCTTGATATTTGCTGTACACAGTCGTTCCGGTTCCAAGACCAATCTGCGTCTGGTTGATGGAAGCAGGAACTATATAAATGCTTTCCTTCTCTTCGTTTTTTGCAATCAGAAAATAAACATCGCAAGTAGGGAATCGTTTTTCAAGATTAAACGAATAGCAAAAACTCTTATTTGCTCTGCTCGGCCTTGCCGTTTTCACATCAACCTTAACGCTGCCATTAACATAAAGGTCATAGGCGTATCTAGTTGACATTCGCTCAACCGCAAATCCATGTTCTTCCAGCAGTTTTGTAGCAAGGTCTTCGCCATACTTTCCGAATTGCGTTTCGCTTTCTTTCATTTCGATATTAAGGATTTCAGCTATTTTGTAATAGCCACCCGGAAAACGGCGAATTGCATTTGTCAACTTGTCGTTTCCGTAATACTTGCTCAATTCACTTCTTGATGGCATTCTAGTTAAACCAGTGGCAGACATACAGGCTTTCACATACAGCAAGATTTTATCTTGCGTCCAATGCGTTTTTTCTTCCCGATTCATGCGCATCTCCAATCAGAAGGGCAACGAACCATCATCGTCAATCACAGAGAAGTCGTCTGCGTTACCCTGAGAATAGTTCTGTGGTGCATCCTGCGCCCGATCGGCGGGTTTGCTGTCAGACTTGCCACCGCAGAAGTCAACCTTGTTCGCCATAATTTCTGTTGCGGTGCGGTTGTTTCCCTGCTTGTCGATATATTTCCGGGTCTGGATGCTGCCAGTCACCAGAATTAGGCTACCCTTCTGGAACCACTTGGAAACGAACAGTGCCGTATTACCAAATGCGGTGCAGTTGAAGAAGTCGGTTTCCTTCTGACCGCCACTCTGACGGTCACAAGCAATGCTGAACGTGCAAACATCCTTGCCAGACTTCGTGACCTTAGCTTCAGGCGTGTGAACCAGACGCCCCTGAATTGCGATAGAGTTGAGCATTGTTTAGCCCTCCTTCGGCTATTTCTGTGCACAGTCCCAACACAGGACGCGCCCAAAGCGTTTTTTCGTGCTTCTTGCAGTTTCCAGCGGAGTGACTGTGCGGTTGTTGTACTGAATAGGCTGCAACTGCTTTCCGCAGCAAGCGCATGGGGGGATGGTTTCCGCTTCCGTTTGCTTCTGCTCAGGCTTGTTTGACCTGCTTGTAGTCTGCTTCTGGTACTCGTCCGTGTCAGCGTCCTTCGTATCGTCAATGCAAAACAAACCGTTCAGAGCGTACTTTCTGGCGTAGCTGCTTGCAGTGCCGGTAATCTGCGAATCGTCCATGCCCTTCTTAAACTCAGGCTCACGAGCGTATGCAGTTACCGTGTAGGTGGCACCATCCTGCGATTCAACTGTTGCGGTGGCTTCGATGTAGTGCCAACTGTCAACAATAACAGGCTTGTCGGAAAGCCGTAGCACAAGGCTATGTGCTTTCAAGATTGGCTTGACCGCTTCGAGGATGTCCTCACAGGAACGGTACTTGTAACCGCCAAATTTGTTCATCTGCCCTTTGGGGGCTTTCAGCTCTGACTGAACAGCCATCAGAGCTTCATGGATTTTGCTGTTGTCCATACGTTTCCTTTCTTTGGCTTCATTAGGCTTCATTGTTCTTACTTCGGCTTAACTTGGCTATATAAAATCAACCAGCCATCAGTTCTGCCAGCTGTGCATGGAGGTCTTTCAGCTCCGCTTCCCTGTCCTCAATCTCAGACTGTAAGTCCTCAATCGCTGCCAGCCGGTCAGCTTCTTTGGCTTCCGCCATCTGTTCGTTGGTCATGAAGTACACGCCGTCCTCCGGCTCTGTCACGCCACCGAATCTGTCAAGGTTAATCATTTTTTGACTTCCCTCTCTTGCGCTGTTCTTTGATTTGCAACGCACTGTGCCACTGGTCTTTGTCGATTTCAATGGTAGACCACCGGTAGTTACATACAAGGCACTTCTTGCGTCGAGCGATGCTGTCATAGTCTGATCGGCTATCAACCGTTGTGATGTTGTCACTACCGCACATCGGGCATTTCATCGTGCATCCCTCCACTCGTTGGTGTGGTGAGGAATGCGTTTTACTTTGCGATTTTCCCGTTCGATACGTTCATTTTCAGAGCTGACCCCAATGGCGCACAAGACGAGTGCTGCGGCGAGGAAACTACACGAAAGGAAAACGTATCCAAACATTGCTGCCACGCTTTGGCTTTTTTGGATTGCATCGCCGCATCCTACCGAAAAAATCGCTAACGCGATTCCAAGCGTACAAAGGACATTAGCTTTCAGGCTTTTCACTCTTATTACCTCCAAAACTCAGTATCCATGCCGTAGCCATCGCCACAGATACCGTGATGATTCCACGGGTAGCTGATGCACCTACCAGAATACCGATGTGATGCACCATCCAGAAGTTCAGCAGAAATACCGCCAAAACCACTGCCAGTGCTATGCCCCACATCAGGGCAACTTCAATAAACGCTTTCATCTTGTCTCCTTTCATTTTTTGCCATTGCAAATCACGGCTATACCATGCTTTGCCTTTGCTTTTCTGCTCCTAGCTACTCAATGCCAAAGCATGTCGTATCTACTTATTGCCATCGCTTCGCTACGCCTTGCATCGCCTTTGCATATCAAAGCTACGCCTTGCATCCATAGCCTTTGCTCTCCCCAACTTTTCCTTGCCATTCCATTGCTCGTCTGAGCCTTGCTCCGCCATTCCTTTGCAGATCTTATTAAATCAGCGCATCGCCATTGCCACTCAAATCGCTTCGTCTTCAAGCATTGCCTTAGCATTTCTGAGCCAATCGTCACTATGCCGTTGCCGTTCCACGCCGAGTGCAGCACGGCCCCACCCTGCCATAGCGGTTAATTGAGGATTTCGTAGGTATAGCGGCCTTTGCCGCTGTTTCTCCACTGGCCGATGCCACGCAGAGCGCCGTAGTCCAGCCATTCACGCACGACCTTCTCGTGAGAATCGTCCAGCAGAACGATTTCAAACTCGCAGGTCGAACCAGCGGGAATCTGCTCGCTGTTGGCGAGGCTTACCCTCTCGCCCTGCGCCGTCTGTGCACGGAGAGGGCGCTGACACTCGGTAATCTCACCGTTCACATGAATGGGAATCATCCGGGGAGACACGAAAATCAGACCATCAATGACCTTCTTGTAGGCCGTCAGCTTTCCGGATTCGTTGACAGCTTTCTTCTTGCCAGTTTCGGTTTTTCCGCCGATACGACCCAACATACCACAGGAATCCTTGAAGAAGCCTTTAATCTGGTAGTCATACAAGATAGGCTCGCCGTTTTCGTTGCGAGGAAACACCGTCATGCCCTTATCTGCCACAGCATCAGCGCCCAGAGCAGCAACCTCGTCCTCGATGGTATTTGCATCCGGGGACTTGCTGGCGATGAACTCGCGTGCAATGTTCTGATTGCTAGGCCAAGTGCCGAGAACGGCTTCGATGAATGTGATTCTTACTTTGATTTTTTTCATTTTTGCTCTCTCTTTCTTTCTCGATATGTTCCAGTCTTAAAGGTTCACGCTCTTTCCAGCGCTTCTGCCACAGACTGCTTTTGTTAAAGTTGCTTATTGCTTTCTTCATTGTTTGCCATCCTTCGCTTGCGTTGGATGTGCTCCAGCCGGTCTTTCTCCCGGCTGTGCCAGCGGATTTCCCGCTTGCCGTAGTACTTACCGTTCATCAGGGGCCTTCACCTTTCCCTGTGCAAGTAAAGTACTGTAATGGCCGTAGCTCATGCCGTATCGTTTTGCGGCATCGTTCATCTGTCGCACGGTATACTTTGGAGGCTCGTGCTTTTGAGGTCTCGCACGTTCTGGCTCCTGCACATCCCAAGTAATTTTGAACTCACCAGATGCTTTTAGCTCATTCAGCTCTTTTTGCTTTTTGGCTTTGTACTTTTTGGTCAAAGCCTTGTTTGCATCTGCTGCACATTCAGGGTGATACTTCTGAGACCAGACCTTCCGAACCATTGGCTTCTTGCACCAAGCGCATAAAGCCGGTTCCGGCTTAGCCTTGATTCCTTTCTTTATAAGAGCCTGCCGTTCTCTGCGAACAATGATTTTACATTCTTCACAGTATTTCTTGCACGGATTTACAAGGCCAAGAAAGACACCGCAGCGCTCACAGTATTTAATTTCCATCCACTTCACTTGCCTTTCTTAAGGCTCTTTCATTGTGTTCAGAAAAACACTGGTCAAGAAACTGGATGAACTTTGCGATTTTCTTTGCATCTTCCGGCGTACAACCATTTTCCACAAAACGTCTTGTCGCCTGTTCACGCTTGAAATCCGAGTAGGTCTTGGCCGCAGCGTCAATGGCAAACTTGGCTTCTTCTGGGTATTCAAGGTCTACCTTCAAGGTGATAATCTTCTCCATGTTCAGTCCTCCCATCCTCCGAAATCTTGCTGTTCTGCAACAGCCCTGGTCTCGATTCTCGGCGTGATGCCAAGCTTCTTGAGTTGCTCATGGATGAGCTTTTCACCCTCGACCGTCCAGACCGTTGTATTTGGAATGTAAGTCTTGCCGTTAGAGCGCTGAATGGCCTTGCCCTTGCGGTTCTTGGTGTAGCCCTTACCCTGATAGGGTTTGTACAGCACCCACTGACCATCGCTGTCTTTGTACTGGACTCGCTGGCTGTAAAGCAGCTTGTTCAGCTTTTCAGCAGTCAAACCGTAGTCCTTTGCGATGCTGGTGGCTGTCCGGCAGTTGTCTGCAATACACACGGCCCTGGCAAACTCTGCATCCGGTGTCAGCTCTGCAATCCGTTTGTCCTTCTCTTCCAGCTCTTCGTGCGCTGCGATCAGCGCAGTTGCAAGGAGCTGTGAGCGGGTAAGCTGCGGTGCGTTGTAGCTTCCAGTCTTACGGATTGCAGGAAGCACATCGTTCGTTACCCATCTGCGGAACGGTGCCGCTTCTGACTTGTCGCTGCGGAGGATGACGTGGTACAAACCGCTCTCGTTGACAATTACCATTTCCTGTTTGCCGCCAAGGGTGTCAATCAGGCTGACACCCTTTTCGTCATCATCTAATCGGTCAGCAGCCATGCGGTTATTGCTAATACCAAGCACAGCGCACACGTCTTTCAGAACGAACCATGCTTCGCCGTCCATATCAACCGTGCGAACTTTGCTGTTCTGATATTCAAAAACTTGAATGTTTGCCATTTTTTCTCTCCCTTCTTACACTCCCGAATCCTGAATATTCAAAATCCGGCAGATGCTTTTCTTGATGCCGGGCGTTTCCAGCTTTCCTGTCTTAACCTTGAAAAGGTAAGAACGGTCAAAATATCGTCCGGTGTCCTCCTTGACTTTTTCAATCAACCAGTCATTGGTCTTGTCTTTTTGGATAAGAGCAATCTCGATTTGTTTGCCAAAGTCACACAGAGGCTTTTTTTCAGCCATTATTTCACCTCCGGCTATTGATTTTTACGCATAAGTGTAATATAATGAAGTTGCTAGAAATCATTCATTACGCCTTCGCGGTACGGTCTTAGTATAATACGCTTTCGCGTAAAATGCAAGGCCTTTTTTAAGCGTTCGCGTAATTTCAGCAAACCTTACAATGCGAGGACTGGAATTATGGCAAACTTGTACGAAAATATTGAAAAACTCTGCAAGCAGCGTGGAGTAAACGTGACCACTATGTGCAAGGAATCGGGCGCAAGTCGTGGGTCTTTGACCGATTTGAAGAACGGAAGAAAGCAAACATTGAAATATGAAACGCTTGATAAGATAGCTTCTTATTTTGAAACAAGCGTGGATGCTTTGGTTTCTGGCGAGCAAAAAGAAAACCCGCCCCAGCAGCCGCAAAGTGAAGTCGATGCAGCAGTGGAGCGGATTAGAAAAAAGCTTGAATCTATGCCGACAGCGCAGCGTGAAGCGCTGATGAACCTGATCGAGAAGATGTGAGGTAAGCCCGTGTATTACTTGTTGTGCGGCTGTGCCTTTTGCTTTTGGTTCATGCAGGCCTTGTTAAAAGGCAATGACCGTGTACTATATGGCAACAGCAGAAAATATCGTTACCGTAGAAACCGAAAAAAGAAATGGTTCTGACCCGGTAAAATAAAAACCCCCTTGTACCGGGCTGGTGTAGCTCTGCGCAAGGGGTTTTCTGTTATTCCAGGTCTAGGACTTGCTCAGCTGCCGGAATCTTTTCAGGGTGTTCCAACAACCATGCGATAAACCTGTCAATCTCCGCTCTTTCTTGTTCGCTCATTGCAGCATATCCTCCCGATCAGTAAATACGAATGTTCATTTGATATGATTATACATCTTTTGGTTGTGTAGTCAATATAATTTGAACAACTTCGCAAAAATCGAATGTTTTCTTCACATCCGTTACTTTTCATCGGGGAAGCCACGAGCGTTCAAGTCAAAAGGGACAACGCCTATCCATCTTTCCTCCAATCACAGCTCTACGAGCTGTCCGTCAATGCGTTCGATGTTATCTGCCGGGTCGCGTCCATCGTCTAAGGCAGCTACGGCACGTTCCAGGATGCCTTTCGCTTCGAGGTAAGCATCTTTATCAGCTTCGTACCCAGAAAGGCTCAGGACAAGCTCCAGCGTCCGTCTGCGGGCGTATGGGACAATCAGAGCATCTACAGTTCGGTTCATTAGCTTTCCTCCCATGGTTCAGGTGTGTGTGGCTGCCCATCGGTAATGCTGGCGGGCATTCCGTCGATGATTAGCATACGTTCATGGTTCCAGATTGCAGTTTCTTTCATTTTGTGTTTCCTTTCTATTTGGAATTTTTTGACAATACAGTTATAACACAGGCTGCTGTTGGTTCTCCATAGCAGCTTTTTCCATTTTTTGGCTTGTCGAATCCAGCAGTTTTGCAGAATTTTGTTGAAAAGGCGTGAATTTATGGATGAATATTTGGTAAGAACGGCCAAAACATTAGAGATGGCACGGATGCGTTCCGGCTTAAGCCAACAGAAATTAGCAGCACGAATGGGCGTGAATCGTGGCACGATTGCCAACTGGGAGCAAGGTCTGGCAGCCATTTCCCTGCCAATGGCTATGCGCTGGTTCACCTGTTGCGGCGTATCGGCGGCTCGATACATGGACGCTTGCATTTATCCTGGATTGCTGGAGCATCTGGAAGACGACCTTCCTGGTCTGGAGAAGCGGCAGATTCTCATAGATGCTATGATGGAATGTTCTTCCTATGAGATAGATGCCTTGTTGTATATCCGGTACGGAGATCACGGCTCAGACCATATGGGTGTGCTGACGGAGGTTCTGGCAAACCTCCACACACCATTGAAGGACAGGGTCTCTGTTTGCCGGATGGTATCGGGCAATTACGAGATAGCGCAAGCTACCGGAACAGACCCAGACCCGAATGGAACCGCCCCGAAGATGGAAATACTCTATCAGGCGCAAGATGCCGGGACGGAAGCCGCTATGAAGTCCAACGATTCTTATACCGTGAATCCGAATAATATAAGCGGCTGATTGTCGAATTATCGCAGTTTTTGAAGAACATTTTGTCCACTTTTTGTACACCTATCGGGCGAATTCGCCTTGTCATTCCGTCCCCCATAGGCTATGAATCGACAACATTTGCGCGGAATAAATAACGTAGTAGCGATAATATATAGCTTGCATTTAATCGGCTCGTCAATCCGTCCCCCATAACACCGGCTCAAAAGTTTTTCATACACTTTTTGTACACGTTAGATAAGACTAATCATTGCCGGAAAGACTTTATTCAGCAAATGGAAGGTTGAGTTATCCACAAGCTGGAATGGGAAAATAAAGAAATTGTTGAAAATTATCGTCATCGCCTATTTAACGATGATATTTAACCTCTTGTTTATTTCTTGTTTAATATATAATATGTAGATGGGGGACGAAATGACAAAGCATGGGGGACGTTTTGACAAGTCACGGGGGACGTTTTGACGACCCTATGGGGGACAAAAAGACAAACCATGGGGGACGGAGTGTATTGACTTGTCCCCCGGTCTGTGCTATACTGTTTTTGGGCTGATAAAGGAGGCGAACAGATGCCTAAAATATCCGACAACAACCTTGTTGAAAAAAGCAAATCCCTTGTGTGGGCAAAGTTTAGGGACTACACGGCAGGTGAGCTTCGATTGCTAGAGGTTTACTTGTCAAGAATAAATCCGAGAGACCCAAACAGCAGCCGCGTGGAGTTCTCGCTGGCAGAGTACAGAGACCTTCTGGGTTTAAAAAGCCTTGATGCACGAAGGATTGAGCCGCAGATCAAGCACTTTCTGGGCAATACGGTGTCGATTCCCATTGACAAAGAGAAGGGGACGTTTGAGAGCTTTGTCCTTTTCACAAGGGCAAAACTGGACTATGCGCCAGAAACAAGGTCTTATGTTGTGGCAATCACTTGCAACCCTGACCTTCGTCCCATCTTTTTTGATATTGCCGAAAGCGGGTACGTTCGGTATCGTCTACGTTACACATCACGAATGAAGTCTCAGTACAGCATTCTGCTTTATTCGATTCTTCGGGACTGGATGAACATGGACAACAAGCCGCATGAAATCAGTCTGAAAAAACTGAGAGAACAGCTCGGTGCGATGGAAGCGAGCTACGATGTTTACAAGAACCTTCGCAAACGAGTGCTTGACGTTGCAGTAGATGAAATCAATGCTGTGTCTGACATTGTGGTGACCTATGAACCGGTTCTTGTGGCACGAAAGGCTGTGGCAGTCAAGTTTAAGCCAAAAATTAAAGCGTCTGAGACGTTGATTGAAGCTCAGTCAAGCGAAGTATCAACCGAACCTCAAAAAAACGCCAGAAAGCCCCGCAGAAGCGGATACGAGGATTTTGACTGGTCTGTATGTGACGAGCTGGAAAAGCAAGACTGCATTGACGTGGCAAAAGTGGTTGAGAAGTGGATGAAGAAAGAGCATCCAGAAATCAAGTTGCCAAGACGCAGAGAAGCGGTTTACGATACGGTAAAGGCAGCATATAAGGACATCTTATCTTTGGACAGGTCTCCGTTTCCCGACAGACCTGTTGGCTATCTGATTAGAAGCGTGGACAAAGCGGGTATCGTAGACAAGTATATGCCAGCGTTTTATTCCATTGAAGCGCTTAACAGCAAATAAAGAAAGAGTGATAAAATGGCAAAAATCATAGCTGTCGCCAACCAGAAAGGCGGCACAGGAAAGACTACCACAAGCACCTGTCTAGCAGGTGCGTTGCAGTTGCTTGGCAAGAAGGTGTTGCTGGTGGACTGCGATGCCCAGTGCAACGCAACGGACACCTACGGCGCACAGACAGAGGATGTGTGTACCCTGTTCGATGTAATGACCCGGCAAGGAACAGTGGAAGAAGGAATCCAGCACTGCGAAGCCGGTGACATTCTGCCGTCAGACAACGCATTGAAGGACATTGACGAGCAGCTTGTCCGGGACATGGGCAAGAACTTCCGGCTGCGAGAAGCCCTTGAAAGCGTGTCTGGGCAGTATGATTACATTGTGTTGGACACTCCCCCGCAGCTTGGTCTTGCGCTTGTGAATGCGCTGATCGCCGCTAACAGCATCATCGTGCCCATTACAGCAGACCGATATGCGCTTGCCGGATTGAGCCAGCTTTCGCAGACCATTGGTGACGTTCGCAGATACTTCAATCCGACTTTGAAGATTGAAGGTCTGCTTCTAAACCAGTACAAGAGCCGTGAGAACCTGTCCAAAGAGGTCGTAGAGCAGCTTCCTGTGATTGCAGAAAGTATGGGAACAAGGCTGTTGGACGTGAAGATTAGACCATCTATGGGCGTTCGTAAGGCGCAGGCAGAGCGGCACAGCCTGTTTAGTGGTGACACGGCAAAGAGTACAAGCGCAGAGGACTTCAAGGCGTTGGCGAAGATGATTGTAGAGGGGAAAGAAAAATGAGCGATTTGTACCCACATCTTTTGAATGCAACTTGTTCTGATGACACGGAGCAAGTCTACATTATCAATTTTGGTTTTTCATTTAATGACCTTTCCGATAAAGAGAAAGAAATGGCGTTTCATTCTCAGTGGTATCTAGCTGAAAAATATTGCAAAAAGTGGCAGAAAGAACTTGCAAATAATCAATGGGCGAAATCAGAAGATGAAATGCCAGATGAACTAAACCCATACGTTATCGGGTTTAGCAAAGACGAATACGATGTAGAAATTGTAGGCTATGAAAAAGATTTTAAGGAATGGCGGGACAAAAGCGGAAAACCGCATAATATAACTCACTGGATGCCATTGCCGACCGTTCCTGATCTTGATGAAGATTGGGAGGAAGATGAATGAAATCAACCAGCAAAAAACCCACAGGCTTGCTTGGCGGATTTGATTTCCAGCCTATTTTTTCGGAACAGAAATTAAGCCGAAGTGAGCCAAAGGAAGAAGAAGTAAGCCAAGCAAAGCCGAATAATGCCGAACAAGCACTAATTAAGCCTAGTGATGCCATAGACAGCCATGCGCAGCCAAGTGAAGCGGAATTAAGCAGTATTAAGCCGAAGCAAGCCAAAGACAGCGAAAGACAGCCAAATGATGCCGTATTAGGCGAAGGTAAGCCAAAGAAGCTGAAACAGGCAAAAGAAGTGCAACGCTTGATTGAACAGGGCAATGTTCCCGGCGCACTGGCTGAAGCTGGCTTGACAAAGAAAAAAATCCCGATGCCAGAATCGCATCAGGGCGTTGCAAGTGGTGACGGCAAGCGTTCTAAGCGCATTACCATCCTTATGAGCGAGGAAGAACGCAAGTACATCAACCGTGAAGCCAGACGGCACGGAATGACGATAGGGCAGTATGTGTACGCTCTGGCAGTTGCGGCGGCAGAAGGAAAGATTGAACTGGAAGATTTCTTGGAGGATTGAAAATATGAAAAAGTTTGTTGCTCTTTTTGAAGGGTGGAACGAAAAGCACGACCATGAATGTATGTGCTATGTTATTGATGTGGATGATGACTTTGAAAGCATTTTGAGTGTTGAAGAACAGGCAGAGAAGATGGCTCGAAACGAGTATCCTCATCTGAAAAGTTTTGAGACGCTTTACATCAAAGAACTGCTTAATAGATAAAAGCTGAAATTTAAGAGGAAAGTGTGCATGGACAAGGTAAAGTATTCTGATTACAACATAGAAGACTTAAAACAGAGAAGAAAGACTTATGGAGATGGCATAGAAATTTGCAGGAGTGGAGACGGAATTGACACTTCAATCGGTAGCAAAGTATGTTTTCCTGGAAAAACATTGTTGCCGGATGAGGCGATTGCTTTTGCGGAGAATCTGATTAAGGCCGCGAATGAGGCAAAAGAGTTTAAGTACAACGGATATTTCATCAATTGGCTTGAGTAAAACCAATCATTTATAGGACTGCACAAGATAGAATGGAAAGATTACCGAAAGATTTCTTGGAGGATTGACGTATGATTGTTTATAGACCTCATCGTGGCTCTTTGGAAGATGCCATGAAAGAAGCAAAAACATTTGACAACTGGTATCAGATGACACATTATATTGCAAATAATTGGAATTTGGCGGTTGGCAAGAAAGTGATAGACCCTGACGATATTGTTATGGACGATAAACCGGTTAATGATGACCGTGTTGGTTGGAAAGACGTTCATATGGTTTTGGCAACTCGTATTGGAAATGACAATTTTATGGAAAAATACGGAAACTCGCAGTGTATCGGGTATTGCACTTACGATGTCTCAAGTGTAAAAAAATACTTAACACCGAAAGAAGTAGGGGGTGAAAACTTTTATTGGGTCAAAATCCAGTACGATGACGACGAAAAATGCAGACACTTTCAAGCTCCGTTCGTCTTGTTTGCAAACAACAAAGAAGAAGCAAAGGCTAAAATCGAGCGAGAAGTCCCCGGCAAATTCTCCATCGTTGGCATAGTTGAGCTTGATAAAAGCCTTGTATTTCATCCGCAAGACTTATTTGACATAAAAGCCAAATCTGTACTTTCGGAATGATGGGGGGGGGGAGAGATTGTGCGGACATATAAGCCACACAAGCACAGAAGCAAAGAGGAACAAGCCAAAATAAACGCAGAGGTAGCAAAACGTAAAGCAAAACTGGCTGAAAAATACAATACTGACACTCAATATTACAAGGGCATTCCTGTTGAGCTGATTGTAAGAGAGGACTACGGATGCTACAAAGCAAAGCGTTTCAAAATCAACGGTAGTAATCAAAACGTGTGGATTCCAAACTGCTATCTTGAAGATGACGGAACAATCAAGGCGAACATGAACATTGATTTTGTATTCCGTAAGTCTGTAAACCAGTTAAACAAAGCTGGAATCACGCAAGCGATTATTGGTATAAAACGTAAAATGCAGGAAGTGGATGTGCCAAATCTCAAAAGCACCATGCAAAAAATCGGAGATACAGGAACTTGCTAAAGCAAAAACCCTGTGTAGTCACAATGACAGCACATAGGAGAAAGGAAGAATATGATGGGAGTAGAACACTCTAGCGAAACAGATTCATTGGCGTATGAAGAATGGGCTAAAGGACGGCGGGATTATACAAATGTCAATTATGTTGAAACGGGATGTATAATTTGGCACTCTATCAAGAAAGAAGGGCTCCCACCAGAACAAACTGACGAGAAATATATTATTTCTGTTGAGGATGGGCATACGGGAAAAAGTTATGTAAATGCCGCATATTTTATTAGGAAAGGATGGTTCGACAGCACGTATACGGAAGAAGAGGAAATAATACCAGAACGTGACATTGTAACGCACTGGGCAAATTTGCCAAAACCGGCACAACTCCCCAAAAAACCAAGATTCCCATTGAACAATCAAACGCCAGAAGAAAAAGAAGCTGAAGCAAAAGAAAAAGCAAAGCGACTGCAAGAAAAAATAATGAAAGCGTTTGGTTATAACGTATAGAAAAAACCCCTGTGTAGCTTTTAACGGCTACACAGGGGTTCTTCTTCACTTGTCAGCAATGCAATTCCAGTAGAGATATGCCTTGCCGTCCACAGCGTCCGTGTCATCAAGGAACGCCTTTGCCATGTCAGCGTAGAAGCCCGGAGTATCAACAGACTGGCGCTTTGCGACTTGACAATAATCCGAGTACATCATGTTCATGACTGCCCAGAAATCATTCGGGTCACAAGTGATATTCCGCTGTTTCGCAACGTCCTGTGTCTGTTCCAGCGTCCAGTGACAGCCCTTCGTACCGTCAGCGTTCACCATGCTGTCGCACCATTCCTCTGCTTCATCGTGGGTGAGGTGCTGGCGTGGCATCTTGATAGAGCGGCTGTCTGCGCCGCCACGTTCGTACTGTCCAGACCGTTTGTCCCAGTCTCCGTTCTGCGAGAAGCCAATCTGCGGCATCTTGCGCCCATACTCTACGTCAGGGTAGCGGGGGATGGGGTAGGGGTCAATGTAGCGGTTCTCCTCCTGCGGATAATAGGGATAGCGGTCGTTGCCATCTTCCAGCTTGCGCAGACGGCGTTCCAGCTCACGTTCCCTGCGGTCACGCTCTTCCTCAAGGCGGTCACGTTCCGGCTCACGGTCTTTTTCGTGGTCGCGGAGCATCATCATGCGGCGAAAATTAGTCTTGCCCATAATCTATACCTCCTCAAGAAATGGACGCAGGCGCGCCAGCGTGTGAGCGGCAGAAGCAGCCAAGATACTTGAACGTGCCGGTGCCGGTTGCAGACGTTGCCACACGGGTAGCGTAGCGAGTGCGAGTGTGGATGCTCTCAGCGGTTGCCTGAGCGCAGTTGCAGTCGGTCAGAGGGTATGCGGTCGTGCCTGCGCCTATGGTAATGACCACAGGTGCGTTGATGGTAGTCGTGTCCGGCAAGCTCTGAGCAACGACAATGCAATATTTTTCGCCTGCTGCGTAAGACCCGGCAGGGATGTTGATGGTCAGAGTATCGTCGGCAAACGTGACTGCCTGACTGATGACCAAGTGCGGGCAGAGTTTGCAACTTGTTTTGCAAGCCATAGTATTTTCCTCCTAAAAAATCAGGGGCAGAGGTGTCTTGCCCCTGCCCCGATGGTTCACCCGGTGTTATCGGGGAGTGTGTAGGTTAGCAGCAGCCGCAGCAGTTCACGCCCACGTTGGGGTTTGCCACCTGATAAGCGGGAATCGGACGAGGATTGACCCGGTTCAGGATGGTATCGGTCTGCTGGGACATCACAGTGGTCAGAAGCGCATTCTGACGATCCTGAGAAGCGGCGAACTTCAGGCTCTGGTTCTCAGCGGTCAGAGTGGCAATCTTATCCTGCGTGAAGTAGTCCATCATGCTGCGGAAATTGGCGTTGCAGTTGTCCACGATGGCGCGGGCGTTGTCTGCAATAGCCTGACGTGTAGCGCAGTCCTGCTGTGCAATGGTGTACTTCAGGTCGCCGATGAGCTGCTTGTTCTCGCAGCAGCAAGATGCAAGCTGCGTGGAAAGTGCGGTCTGACCCGCCTGCCGTGCGTTGCCCTCCTGCATGATGGCGAGGCTGATGGCGTTGTCGCCGTTGGACACGCTGCGTTCCAGACCGTTCACGAGCTGTGCGTTCTGGTAGCCGAGCTGACAGATGGCGCTATTCACGCCCGCAAAGCCGTTTGCGATGTTGGCGTTCACGCCGTTCATCTGCACCAGCTGGTCATAGCCCAGAGAGCAGATGCCGCTTTGGATGCCAGCCAGAGAACGGGAAGTGTCCTGCTGGTAGAAGCCCTCCGACAGCGCCGCGCGAGTATCTGCGCCGCCCTGACCGGTTGCGCCAGTACCAACCAGATAGGGGATGTAGCTGTTCATGCCGTTGTCACCACCGTTCCGACCGTAGCCGCCGTTGCCCCAGCCGAAGATGATGGCGAGGATGATAACCGCCCACAGACCTTCGTTGCCGAAAAATCCGCCGTTGTTATTGCCGCCGTCCTGCCCAGCCAGATAACCAGTTGCAAAATCGTCCATAACAAAACTCCTTTCAGTTTTGCGTTATGCCATCCCACCGCCGTGTGCGGTGGGCGAAGCCAAATAAAAGCGGTTTTTATCAAGTCCGCAAAACTGAGAAGCGTTTCGCTTAGAGGGATGCGTTATCGGGGCAGCGTCAGGTTCAGGACGCTTGCCAGCTGGTTCAGGTCAATACCCCGCTCTTTTGCGAGGTTCTGTGCCATCGTCCTGAGCTGCGTTTCGTTCTTACCCTGAATCAGGTTCAAGCCCTGCATGATAGGCGCGTTCTGTCCGCTCAACTGCTGGATAAGCCCCATCGGGTTCTGCCCGGCACGAGCCAGATTTGCAAGCTGCATGATGGGGCTGTGCGTAATCACATCAAACGGAGAGGACATTGTTATTCTCCTTTCTTTGCTGTGGCAGCGGGCTTAGAAAAGCTCTTCTGCCACTTTTCCAGTTCATCCAGCCTGTGGACGAGGGCATCGTACTGCTCAATAGGCACATACTGCTGTGTCGGTGCAGCGGTCTGCTGTGCCTGTTGTACCTGCATCTGCCGCCACGCTTCCGGGCTGTAAAACTCCTGTACATAGGATTCGCAGGTGTCCGGGTTCAGTCGCTTGCAGTAGATCACGCCGCTCCGCAAGTCTGGACAGTAGGTCGGTCTGCCATACAGGTCAGACGGTATCGCCAAAAATTCCTCCCTGCTGGAAACAGGTCTGCCCAGTAACCAACCGCCGTCCTGTACCGACTGCTGAACAGGCTGTTGCCCATTCATCGGCTGCGGACGCTGCGGTTGTGCCTGTTGCATCTGCGTGTTGGGCAGGGGAGTGGCAAGCCCTACCGTACCCATGCCGCCGTAAGGGTTGACAGGCTGCTGTGGAACATAGGGCGCTCCGGGTGTTGGATAATAGCTCATAATACATCCCTCCTTGTGCATCCAGTGTACCGCTTTAAGCCGCCGTAAGAGACAACGAACGCACAACGAAGGACAAATATAAACTGATACAACTGCTACAAAATAGACAAAAAAATAAGGCAAAGTCTAGCAACTGTGCCTGTATCACTTGTGGCAGTTTTGTGGTATAATCAGTACAACAAAACCAAGAACATAGTTTTAGGAGGAAACGACTATGGACGCAAAAACCATCCAGAATCTGGGTAAGCTGTACCGCTTGCTTGATGAGGCCTGCTCCAACCGCGTGAATCAGGCAGACCTTGACAACGCTACGAGGTTTCCCGTGCGTGGCGTGATGATGAAAATTACGCTGGCACATAAGCTCCACAAGATGACCCCGGAGCTTGACAACGCCTGCGCTTACGTCCTGAAGGATGTAGACCTTGAGGACGTGGATAACAGCTTTGCGCTCAAAGCATTGCCGTTGCAGCAGCAGGGTATATTCCAAATCGGATATATGTCACCCGATTATAAGACACTCGGCGTGTCTGCCGTAAAAATCAAAGCCGCTCGGGAAAACGCCGGGCTGACCATTCGTGCGCTGTCGGAGAAGACCGGGTTGTCTACCGCGACCATCCAACACGCAGAAGCCAGAAAACCTATCCGGATGACCACGCTCAAGAAAATTGCTGTGGCCTGCAACGTATCAGTAGAAGAGTTGCAAGGGTAAAAGAAAAGCGCCCACACGGAAAAATCCGCATGAGCGCTTAACTGTTAAGGGCCTCACATTGGAAGCAAAAATAAAATATCACGTTTTGACTTGCAAGACAAGAGTTTCGACAGAACTAGTGAGAATAAAACAAAATCCACCAGCCTAAAAGCTGATGGATTATAAGTGAGCGAGTAATCGCCCTGCCACCGAAGCAGCAAAATTGCGTCTCCCGCATGGTACGCACTGCAAGTAGGCGGGCGGGAGACTGGTCGGCGCCTATCTAGCAACCGCTTTTTTCATTCCCAGATAAAGCACTGGGCTAGCTGGCAAATATCCACCCTAATGCGCTTCTTCGAGAGGCCGGGTGGATTTGTTGAGATAATTATACCACAATTCGTGCAAAAAGAAAAGCGGCAAGCTCTGGAATAGCCTGCCGCTTTGTTGCGTTTGTAGAATCAGCCTTAAACATGCGTCCTACATACACTCAGCCCGTAAAAATATTATATCACACATCCAGCATTTTTTCAATGCTTTTCAGCCGGTAGCCTACCGCCGTCCGGCTGTAATGTGTCTGTGCTGCAATCTCCGGCAGCGGGAGCCGCTCAACGTACCGCAGTAAGGCTATCTTACGGTCTACCCTCCCAAGCGGTGCGCTTTTGATCGCGGCGGTCATCTGCTGTCGGTCAAGTCCTTGCAGCGCAGGGGGCAGCACTACACGAGCCGCCGCCACAGGCAGCACCGAGCCAGAAGGGCTGCGGCAGCTGTCCGGCGTTGCGCACCATAGTGCCAAGCACGGCGAAACGGTGACAAAACGTCACCATTTTGTTGACGTTACCAAAATCGCAATGAGTTCGACTTTTAACAGCTAAAAAGTTGAACTCATTTGCTAAAATGGCCGTTTTGGGCCACTTTTGGGAATATGTAGTGCTGCTCATAGTCTTACTCCTTACTCAGTGCCGCCTTCATGCGGTCAAAGAAAAACTGGATCACCCGCCCGATGGTCTCATCAGTGATGGCCCAGCTGATGAGCCTGCCGTATTTGCTGGCGCTCAGAGCGGCCCGGAGCATCTTGACGACCCACGCCTTGCGCTCTGCGCCCCGCTTTGTACCCTGTATCTCGTGCTCGGCCCGCTCGATGAGGTCAAGCACCAGAGGCTTCACGGCGGCACCATAGCCCAGCCGGATGCAGCCGAGGGCGTAGAAAATAAAGCCCCCCAGCATCAGCACAGCCGCCACCGGGGCGGGGATAAGGTCAAAAAGCTTAGTTGCCAGTGCTTCCATGATTGGTCACTCCTTTTAACAGATAGTTGTCGATGTCGGCGCGGCTCTTCTGCATCCCCTCGCGATTGTTGCCGGACAGCTGCGCGTCCAGCAGATTGCGCACCCCGTCGAGGGTCAGACGGCTCACCTCGTCGATTTCGTCAAAGCGGCGCTGGTCACGGGCGAGGGCCTGAGTGTGCTGAAGCTGGCCCTGCTCTAAGGTGCCGATGCGCTTGTCCATCTCATCCAGCCGCTTGTTCTGCACGTTGTCCGGCTCCTGCGCCTTTTTGATGTACTTGTGGATGATTTCCAGCACCTTGTCGATGGTGATGGCTGCAGCGCACAGGCTGCCCAGGATGCCCAGTACCCACAGCAAAGCTTCTTTTTCGGTCATTTGCCCTCCCGAAGACGGGTCAAGCCCTTCTTGCGGATGATTTTTGGGTAGTTGCGCTCGGTGACGTTGAGGTCCACGTTGCCCGTGATGCCCGGCACAGCGCCCTTGCTGGTGTGCTGGTGGGCGTTGTAGTTAAACGTCACGTTGGGCGTTTTGCCGGTGTAGTCGGCAAGCCACACGTCATAGGGCTGCAAAGCTGCGCCGCCCACATAGAGATGCGCATTTGCAAAGCTGGTGTAGGTGTACAGCTGGGCATAAAAGCCCATCTGCTCTACCTCATGCAGAGCGTAGGCGGTCAGGTCAGTCAGGCTCTGCTTGTCCAGATTGCCCAGCCGGTTGTCCTCCACGTCCACCGCCACCGGCAGGGTCAGCTCCTTGCCCCGCAGCGCCTGCCGCAGCAGGGCAAGCTCTGCATCAGCCATCGCCTCGCTGGTAGCGTAGGTGTAGTAGTAGACGCCCACGTCCAGCCCGGCGGCCCGGGCGTTGCGGTAGTTGGTCTCAAAGGTGGGGTCGATATAAAGGCCGTCTGCCCGCTTGGAGAGCTTGCGGTTGGTGCTCACGGTCTTGAGCATTGCCCCCTTGTAGCCCGCCGCTTTGACCTTTCGCCAGCCGTCGAGGGTAATTTTGCCCTGATACCGGCTCACGTCGATGTACCGGTAGGGCGGGTCGCCCTCCCAGCCGGTGACAGCCTCTGCCCCGGTGGGTTCGGGAGGCTCCGGTGCGGGCTTTGCCTCTTCGGCATCCTGCTTGTCCCCCGGACCAAAGATGGCCCGCACAAGCTTTTCCAGCAGCTCCAGCAGTTTATCCATTGTAGTAGTCCTCCCCCGTGATCTCCTTGTACTGTTCAGGGGTGATCTCCCCCTCGGCCACCCTCTTGGCCAGCTCCCGCTTGACCCCGGGGCGGCGGCTTGCGGGCATCTCTGCCCAGGTCTTGGTACCGGCAATCAATCTGTTTGCCCAGATTTTGTCCATTTTGATGTCCTCCTTACTTGTTGACGGCGGTATCCAGCTCGCACAGTGAGTCCTCAATAGCCGCCAGTCTCTCATCAGCGGCCATATCCTGCTCGCAGAGGGCGTCTTCCATCTCCGCAGCGGTCTTCGCCGCCTGTTCTGCCAAAGGGCCGGTCTTGTCGGTCATCCGGTAGTGGCGGTCGATCTCGTACCAGTCATAGCAGCGGCCCTCCGCGTCCTCCGCGCTGCGCAGCTTGCAGACGACGCGGAAGCTGTCGGTGATGGTCTGGTCGGGATACTCCCGCTCGATCTGGTGATACCCGGTCAGATCAGTGTGGTGGTCGCCCTTGGTCTTGAGGACTTCGATGCGGCCCTTTGTGCCAAATACGTATTCCATGCGGTCTCCTCCTTATAAAGTTCAGCGCCTTACGGCGCGGTTATCTGCGGGGGCTGCGGCCCCCTCAGACTCCCCCGTTGGGGAGTTCCTGGAGGCGGCAGCCGATGCTCCCGCCATAGACCGACGCGCTGTTGCAGCTGACGTAGAACAAACCATAGTTGAAGCTGCGGCTATAGTAACCACCGACGTAGAGGCACGGGTACGACGAGCCGAAGTACCAGTGATCGCACGAGTACGTTGCGTCACTACCGGACGCGGATGTGGGGATAAACACCGGGAAGTCGCCGTTTGCCTTGACCCTGAATGCGGACGGCCAGCCATCGGACGGAACGCCGACCGCCGTGCCATTGCTGCTGTCGCTGAAGTTTGCGGGGTTCAGGATGATGTTGAGGCCATTGCTGTTGTAGTAGCAGCCATCGCACCAGTCATAACAATTATCCCACAATCCCTCGATGTTGCGGTACTGCGTGCCGCAGCCGTAAGTGGTGCGGCGGCTTTGGGTCGTGCCGGTGTGGTAGGGCATCGAGTCGGTATACCCCATCGACTGCGCGGAGCGGTTGTCTCCGCAGCCGTACCCGATGGCGTTCTGACTGTTCCAGTCGCAAAATTCGACGATATAGAGCAGCCAGATGGTAAACCGCATCGCAAAATCGCTCTGCCAGATGGTCGAGCCAAGATTGTGGATGCCGGAGCGGGCCGAAGAGCGGGTCATGTTCGCCCTGGGGCTGCCGGTGCCGCTCTTATAGGTGTCGTTGCAGTGGTATCTGCCGATGTACACCACGTCCCGCTCACCGTGACCGTCGCCTCTGTCCATGTGGGCAGGGCTGACGCTGTAACCCTCTACCGCGCGTTCGGCAATTTGGATAGTCATGCCAGCGCCATTTTGCTCCAGTTTATACCAGAATTTGGGGATAGCCACCATCGTGCCGCCGGTGCGTTCACTTTTTACCATGCCAGCCCAAGGCTGCAAGTTATCGAAAGGACTGCCATAGCTGCTTGCACCCGCGACGTATGGCACAGGGTCGGTAAATTCTTCTGCCTCGTCGGTGCGGCTCCACTTGGTGGTGCTGGTGCCGTCCCAGCTTGCGCCGTAGATGTGGATATAGGAAAGCTTAAGGGGGTAGTCCCTATACTCGCTCACCTTCACTCTGCGCTCGGTGGTCTCGTCGCCCAGCGTGGCCGTCACGGTCCATGTACCAGCGATGGGCAGATAGAGCTTGATGCTGCCGCTCTCCGGCACCGTGCCGGAGACGGTCTTGTCCCCGCACTGGGCGGTGACGGTGCTGCCCGCCTTGATCGTCACGGTCAGGGTGTAGTAGGTCAGAGTCAGGGTCTTGGTGCGGCAGTATTCCGCCTGCACCGTCTCCGTGGCCACGCCGGTGCCGAGCGTGGCGGTGACGGTCCACTCTCCGTCGTGGGGCAGGGCCGCAGAAAAGCTGCCGTCCGCAGCCACGCCGCTCACGTCTTTCTCGCCGTCCGAGAGGACGATGGAGCTGCCCGCCTCGGTCTGCACCACCACCCGGGGCAGCACGATGCCGCCTACAGCCGCAGCGTCTGCCGCCGCGCCGGAGATGGTGAGGGTCTTGTCGGTCTCGATTTTGATAGCGTTGATGCGGTCACCCACGGCCTTGGCGTCTGCGGGCGCGCCGGAGATGGTGAGGGTGGGGTCGGTGCTCACTACAGCAGCCGCCTTGTCGGCGCTTTTTTTCGCTTCTTCTGCGGATGAGGCCGCAGCGTCTCTGCTTGCGGTTGCAGAGTTTGCGGCTAACTCAGCAGCGTCTTTTGCGGTTGACGCAACGGTTGCGGCGGCCTCCGCCTTTTCCTTTGCAATGTCAGCCCCTGCAACATCACTCAAAGTGTTGAGGGTGTCGGCGTTCATTGGAGTACCCTCGACAACAGGTTCATCATTACGAATCAAAGTGATGATTTCTGATGTGCCATCAGATTTCATCATAGTCCAACGCCCGGGATATTTTGCTTTTCGGTCAACAAAATGCATAATAGGGTTCACCTCCGCATATTGTATCTGAACAATAAAGTAAATGGTCCTTTGCCATCGCTTCAATGTCAGACAAAACTTTTTCTATTTGGTTGATAACCGCAAAATGATAACTCAGCGCCTCGGGAACTCCTGGGGTAGAACTTTTGCCGCTGCATTTGGAGCGAATGGCTTTCACGTTATCAATCCACCGAGTGGCATCCGCAATGGTCAGATAATCATTGATTGTCCAACCAGCTTCCACAGGCACAGTTAAACCGATTGTTCCTGAAAAAATAAGCTTGCTGTCGTCGCCGTAATAAGCGCTTCCATTTGTAATGTTGACGTAGTCGTTTGCGACGACCCATGAGGGCTCGACAGAGGGCGGGTAGAAGTTGTTGGAGGCGGCGAAATAGAGCTGGTATTCGACACCCTTTTCCAGCGGGAAATCGCCCATGTCCAACACCACGTCGTTGTAGCCGCGGATAATGTCGATGAACTTATCCACTAGGGCGGTCGTGGAGCCGAACTTGCGCAGAACGGTGCGCATCGTACCCGGCACATAGCCTTTGACGCGGAACTCCAGCGAGCGGAGTCGCAGGCCCGCTTTCTTGGCCGTCAGCGGCATAAAGAACTCGTATTTGGCGGGATAAGCGTCCCATGCAGGAATGTCGCCGCTTTCATTTTTCGCAGTAACAACTTGAATGTTTTGCTGTACAATCCTTGCAGAATAAGATGCGCCAACGATTTCAGCAAGTTCTTTGATTCCGTTTTCAATGCGGTTGTAATCGGTGTAGCTGAGCGCACCTTTCATACCAGAAGCCCATTCTTGCTGCTCCTCTTCTGTCCATGTGCCGGTTCTGGCTTTGGCTGTTAGCTCTTTTACACGGTCAATATCTGCCTGTGTGCGGTCTGTAATCCACGTTGCCATACTTCACCTCTTAAAAAATCAGTTTGCCGTCAGCGTCAATAGCAAGAGACTTTGGGACGGTAAATGCAGGGTGAACAACATTATCATACTTACGGGGGGAATCGTCATTCGTAGCGTAAGAAATCGTCTCTGCGTTGGTATTCACTTGTAACGTAGAATCATACACGGCGTATGCATTTACAAGTTTGCTGACCAACAGAGGTCGCCAGTACTTGTTGGCGCTTGAACTTGTGCCAGCAATATCACGAAGCATCTGAAGCGAGTATAGGTAAGGAGTTCTCGTCCAAATGGAACGCCCTCTCTCAGAACCTTCCATGTCGGAGGCAAGCATTGTCTTCAAGACTTCAGATGCATTTTGCAGGGGAGTACCCTCGTTGTGCTTATAGCTCGGGCTGCTAGTTGTCCAATTCGGAGCATCAGAGCCTTCCGTGTCGTATCCAAACTCGTGGTGAGAAAGCAGAAAAATGCTTTTTGCCATCGTAGTCACTTTGCTACTGCCAGAATTGCAATAAGAGTCAAAAAAACCGGGAGTATAATAGATAGTCGTCTTGTCGATAGCTTGCTTCTGGGCGGAGCTGAACGAGTTGAAGTACTCTTCGTTGAGCCAGCTGTTTACGCTGCTGCTGGCGTAAGTAGACCATGTAGAGCTCCAAGCCATGATAGCCGCGTAGTGTTTTCGAACCAGAAGAGTTCGCCCGACTCCATTCAGCTCGCTTTCGTAGTCATGCTTTGCAACGATGAACTCGGCCACGTTGCCACCCTCATTCATAAGAACGGTGCTGCCTTCCGCAACATCAAACAGATTGTAAGACGCCGTAGCGAAGGAGCATTCTGCGGAGACGCCGCCTGCTGAAGCTGTGACAACAGCCTTGCCCGGAGAGTTCCACTTGACTTGGCAGGTGGATTTTCCTTCTGCATTCGTCAGAACGTGAAGGGAGACGATTCCTTCGGGAGAAGCTGCCCAGTTGATTTTAGGAGAGTCAATAGAAGCAGGGGAGAGGGTGGCAGACAAAATAACGGACTCGCCCCAATCGAGCTGTTCGCTGGTATGGTCAAGAGACATAGCCTGAGCGTCTGCCATCATGTACCCCTCTACAGCACCTTTGAAACACCCATTGAAAGTGTACTTTACATTGGTCGCCAGCAAGACAGCATCGTAATTGAACTGATGGTGAATCTTTACCATATCAAGGGCGTCAATAGTAGGGCTTGCCCGATATGTGAGAGAAGCCTTGCGGCGGTTGGAAAGGACTCCATAAGACTCTGTAAGGGCATTCCTGGATTTTGCAAGGATGTCCTTTGTGAGCATAACATTGCTCAGAGTCTGGCTGACGCCTTTGCCCGAAGGGCTTTCGGGATAAGCGTAGGTAACGCCACCTGCGGTAGTCACAACGTTGAGCATATTTTGAGCAAAGGTGATTTCCGGCCAAGAATAATTGTTCAGTACTGGAATGTCCAACACGGGATTGGAGGTATCGGCTCCGTAGACTCTTTTAATTTTTATCACGCCATCACGAGTCTGGTACAAAGCCATTCCAGCAGCGTTTGCCGCAAGCTGCAAAATATCGGAATTGTGATAAGTAGACTCATCGCTTGTAATGTCGGTGGAGTAATCTTTCAGTTCATTCGAAATATCGAAGGTAATTTCATCCGCTTCCAACAGCTCCAAGGCATCGTAGCACATCTCATAGAGCGTGCCGTATTTTCTTCCGGTGTACTTCGTGCTGGATAGATACAGGAAAGCGTCTCGCGCCTGAAAGGACGCCTCAATACTGTTGGCAGGGACGCTCCACTCCGACAGGAAGAACATTCCTCCGCTCACCCATTCAGTCTTTCCGTCAACATCCATTCCATAACGAACGGTGACAGGCTGGCGCTCATAGATGTACTTGTAAATCCCTTGAGGGTTTACGGAGTCCCATGTGCGGTCACTGTTGTCTAAACTAAAGGAAATCGACTCCTGAGAAAGCTGCCCGGAGATAGGGTCTCTTGCAGAAGAATGGCTGTAGGACAAGATTTTGGTCTTGTCAAACACCAGATACCTTCCGATTTTCACTTGCTCGACCCTTACTCGGCGGTCGGGAAGGCACCACTTCAGCACCTCTAGCTCTACAGCATCAAACCCGGAAAGTTCTACTTCAACGTCAGAACGAATGGATTTGTTTCTGTTCACAGTCACGGTTTTCAGCTTTTTGGCCCCAAGATATGCGCTGACCGAAAAATCTGTAGCGTACTCCCCAAATACTGTAGACCAGCAAATCGAAACGCCGGGAATCGAAGATTTGTTTTCGCTCGGAAGCTCAAGCCGAATAACAGGGTGACTTGAATCGTCAAAAATATTAGCGCTCAAAAACCCGGTGGCTTCATACGGAGCGGAAGAAGGAACGATACCGCAGCTTCCATCAAGTACGGTAAGGTTAAGTTCCCCTGTAGAATACCTCGAGATGGATGCGTTATCCGAAAGAGCAATGTCGTGAAAGGTAGAGAACGGGGCTGCCGGTGACGTGACAACGGTTGCCTTTTTATTGATGCCAGGCTCGGTGATTCCGCACGTAATCTCCACAAAAGCCTCAGGGACAAGGGTTTCGTTGAACTTTTCTTTCCACTTATCGGAGACTTCAACCATACATCATACCTCCACCAGCGATAATTTGCATCCAGTCCAGCCCATGACATTTCCGCTGGTCGGGCTTCTGCGCCACATCCCACCCGTCCGGTCAGAAACGTACATCTGCCGGGTAGTATAGGATGCCGTCGTTTGATTGTAGAATCGAACGGAACAATAGAAGTTCGTGGTAAACAGGCTCAGTACGTCAGCCCACTGTCGTGCGGTGAGATAGTTCCAAGAAAGTGACACCTTGGCCACATCATGCCGGATGACAGCGCCAACAGCCTTGCCTTGAACATTTCGCCCGGAGTTCACAATGGTGCTTGTAGTTCCTTCGTATGAAGACGGCTCAGGCAGTTCCACGCCGTTGACCGTGACCAGAGCAGGGATATTTGCCATGCGTCATCTTCCTTTCATCAGTAAGAGTAGACCTCAGTTCCCATGATAGGGATGCCGCGGTCTTTCTGGGTCTTTTCGACAGAAGAGGTGAGCTGTCTGCCATCAAGGTAGACTTTGACCTCTTGACCGTTCAGCAATTCTTCGCCATAACGCTGCATTATATCGAGAAATGCGTTATAGCAGCCATTGTACACAGCATCTCTCATCTCTTCGGAGTTTCCACTTGCGGCAGAATAGGTGCCACTATACGAACCAGACCCATAGGTAGAATCATAACTGGATGTGCCAGCATACTGAGAGCTGTCGCTATAGTTAGAACGGCTGATACTGCCAATAATGCCTGCGATAGCAGCGGCAATCGCCACGCCACCGGCAACCATTGCAAAGCCGGTAGGAATACCAAGCACGGACAACGTGCCGCCGATTGCTTCCAGCATGGCGGTAAAAGCGCCGCCAATCGTAGTAATCAAACCAGCTACGCCAGCAAGCATCTTCGGGAACTGGCTCAGTAATCCGCCAGACAAGCCTTTACTGATTGCAAGCGCTGCGGTCGAGAGCGGAGTCTTCGATTTAGTGAACACGCTGGTAATGTTCTCGACCATCTTTGCCGTATTTTGTGTGGCAGCGCCAAAATTCTGAGTCAGTGCGCTCACCAGATTTTTGCCAATGGTAGCGGCTGTATTCAGCAGGGAAGAAGCTTGGCTTTTCAATTCTTTGCTCAGTCTGCCAAGCAAATCGCTTGCAACGGACTTGACGCGTTTACGCTGCTCATCGCCCATAGCGCCCCAAATGCCAGCGGCAATGGTAGTGCCGACCGTTTTCCAATCTCCGCTCTGCGCGGCCTGAATGAAAGTTTGCACCGTACCGAAGAAGTTGGTCTTGAGGTTGTTGTCAAGCTCAGACCACTTGGAATCCAGTCCGGAAATGATTCCGTTGACGTAGCTTGTGCCGCAGTCAATGCCATAGTTCGCCATCTCTTCGCCCTTGAGCTTGGTGGCGTCTACAAGTTTATTCATAGCATCGTTGACATAACCGAGAGAACCAGTGATACCGTTTGCAAGGCCTTGAACGACGTAGCTGCCAATTCCTTCAAACCACTTAGAGGGAGAGTGAATATCAAGTTCATCTTGAGCGGTTTTCTTGATTCCATCGGTCAACTGTTTGGTCGCGTCATTTGACACATTGGTGTTCCCCGTGATGCCCTTCGTGATGCCATCAATAATGTTTTTGCCGACGCTTAACGGATTAAACTTAGAAACTTTATCAATCAGTTTTCCGAACCACGTTACAGCGTCTTTGATTCCATTGATTACATCAGCAATCAAGAGAACAAATTTTTCCGCAAAGTTTCCATTGGCGGCGATGGCAAGGCGGTCTGATTCGTCTACGCCTTTAATAATCCATCCAATGAACACGCCCATGTCGTGGATAACTTGCGCAAGAGACGCGATTGCACCTTCAAGAAAATTTCCATTCATCTGGATGTCGAGCATTTCTGTTTCAGAAACGCCATTTTGAATCCATCCGATAAGAATTGCAAAATCATTGATAAGATTTCCGAGAGCAGTTATGATGTCTGCCACTGTTTCGGCCGCAATCGTGCCGAAATTTACGAAAGCATCGTGCCAATCAGATTTCAGCTGAAATGCTTCTGCTTCGCTTTCACTGCCAAGACCACGCACGGCGACAGAGACGGCTTCAAAGCCAAGAACTGCAAGGCCAGCAACGGGATGCCCGCTAATAGTCAAACCGATTCCGATAAGC